ACAACTACTATCGGATAACCCTAACATTGTTAGGTATGGCGATGCCGTACATACACAGAGCGCCAAAGGAAGGAGAGGATGTGGTTGTGGATATTTCAGTAAGCGCAGTCGAGCGGATGCTGGACAAGATCATGATGCAATGGCATAGCGATGAGATGATCGAGAAGCGACCACTCAAACCGAATCAGTTGCCCAACGACAAGTACGAAGCATACATAACAAAGATGCCGACAGAGGAGGAGGTCAAACGATTACAGGAAGAAAGGTTGAGGAGAGGAGTTCTTTAGTCAGACCCATGACGAAAGGACTTGACATTGCTATAACAATGTGGTATAATATAAGCTGATGTGGGAAAACTACGTCAAAAATGCAGAGTAAATTAGAAACGCCTAACAATGTTAGGCACAATCAGAAAGGTTAGATATGTCAGAGATCAAATTCGGTAAATCAATTACCCTCAAACAAGCCGCGAACCTGATTCGCACCAATCCTACTACGCGCTTTCTCCTACAAGGTGAGCCAGGAATCGGGAAGTCTTCCCTATTGGAGAGTATTGCTAACGGCTTGGGCTACGAGTACGCATACATAGACGTGCCGAACATGGACTTGGGCGACATTGCCATGCCTGTGATCGACCACGATACCAAGACCACTAGGTATTACCCCAACGCACGCTTTGGTATTCATACTGGCAAACCCATGGTCATCATGCTCGATGAGTTCACCAAGGGTGCAGAACCCGTGAAGAATATGCTTCACCCTATGCTAGAGAAGGCAAACCCTAGACTCGGTGACATACCGCTTGACCCGAGTACTACCATTGTCTTTCTTACTGGTAACCTTTCAACAGACGGCGTGGGCGATAACCTGAAAGCGCATAGCCGTAACCGACTGGTTCCCGTAACGATCAGCAAACCCGATGCCGAGCAGTGGATTGAGTGGGCTATCGGTAAGGGTATCGAGCCCGAGGTGATTGCTTGGGTGAATCGTTTCCCTCATGCAATGGCTAGCTACACAGACGCAGGGCAAGGCGACAACCCCTACATCTACAACCCTAAGAACTCTCAGAAGGCTTTCGTATCACCACGCTCGCTTGAGACAGCGTCTAACATTGTTAGGTCTCGCAAAGATAACGACCCCGAGACTGTGATTGCGGCTTTGTCAGGTGCGGTGGGTGAGTCAGCCGCTCGGGATATGCAAGCATACATTGAGTTCTCAGATCAGTTGCCGACATGGGAGTCAACGATCACGCATCCCAAGACCACGGCAATACCTACGTCAGCGGGTGCATGTGCCATTGTGGTATTCGGTGCGATTGCTCGGGTAGACAAGACAACCATTGCCCCATTCATGGAGTACTTGAACCGATTCGATGCAGAGTGGCAAGCGGTGTTCGCTATCAACATTGCCAAGACACCAAGCAAACAGAGCATTGCGTTCAGTTGCAAGGCGTTCGCTGATTGGGTGGCTAAGAACCATGACTTACTCTAAGCCTAAGGATGAAGTTTGGATTCCTAACCCATTCTCTTATACCAAGCTACATGAAGCAGGGTATGCGGTGGGTGGGTATCAAGATGACGATGGTAAGCAACGATATATTTTGTACCAAGTGGAGAGCAGACAGGACTTCCGCAAGATACATGACTTTGAAACCTTACAAGAGTTACTGCTTATGGCTAAGTTACTAATCGAAGGGGGGATGTGATGACCTTCTCTAAGATTGGTAACGCATTTGTGCGTAGGCAAACGACAGTAGACAAGAGCAAGCATGACCCGAAGTTCAAGATAGTGAACACCATGCCCTCCCAACTCTACTACACAGGCAAGTATGAATTGGTTGACGCCAAGGATTACAAGAGTGCATTTCTTGATACCCAAAAGGTTATATCAGTGCATGACACGTTTGAAGAGGCGAAGTTATTTGCCGACATGATTAACAAGCAACGACACATAGAAGGAACCTAACAATGTTAGAAGAACGTAAATTGCAGAAAGCCAAGATCACGCTCATGCGTAATCCTAAGTTCGCCTTACTCCAAGGTGTGATGATGGTTGGTCGTACTAGCGTAGTGGATGACATACCCACTGCGTCTACCAATGGTAGGGATGAGAAGTATGGGCGTAAGTTTGTGGCGGCTTTGACCGACAAAGAATTGGCATTTGTCGTGGCGCATGAGGTGTCACACAAGATGTACAGACACTTGACTACATGGAAGAAACTCAATGACGAGAACCATAGCCGTGCCAACAGTGCTTGTGACTACGTTATTAACCTGATGCTTCATGAACTCGACCCCAACGAGGATGTGATTTCCATGCCTAAGTACAAGGATGGGGTTATGAAGGGTCAGCGCATGGGACTGTACGACCCACAGTTCAAGGGCATGAACTCCAAGCAAGTGTTCGACCTACTCGAAGAGAGCGATGGGGGTGGTGGGTTCGATGACCACGATTGGGATGGTGCAAGAGAGATGACCGAGGAGGAGAAGAAAACCCTTGAGCGTGAGATCGACCAAGCTATTCGTCAGGGTGTCATGGCACATGAGAAGGCACACGGCAAAGGTGCGGGTGGTGTGGGGCGTGAGATTGATGAACACTTACAACCCAAGATCAACTGGCGTGAGGAACTACGTGAATATGTGAAAGCCACATGCCACAACAAGGACACATCGTCATGGCGCAGAGTCAACCGCAGATACTTGTCTGCCGGTACGTATATGCCAAGCATGATCGGTGAGAAGGTTGGACACATCGTAGTAGCCATTGACACATCGGGCTCCATCGGTGGGCGTGAGCTTGACGAATTCTTAGCCGAGGTGAAAGGCGTGGCAGAAGAAGTCAACCCCGAGATGGTGGACTTGATCTATTGGGATGGTGATGTAGCGGGGCATGAGAAGTATGAGGGTGCGGAAGTATCTAACATTGTTAGCTCGACCAAACCCAAGGGTGGCGGGGGCACTGACCCTAGTTGCGTATCTCAATACTTGCGTGACGAGGTTATCAAGCCCGAGTGCATCATCGTGTTGACCGATGGCTATGTACCCAACTGGGGTAGCGAATGGACTGCACCGACTATGTGGGTAATCACAGGAGGTAACGATGCGGTTTCTGACAATGGCAGAACGATTCATATTCAAGATTAAGGGAGGCAGTATGGTAGTAGTAGATATTGGATACAAGAAGTACATCATGCCCAAAGAGAAAGCCATGCAGTTAGTGGAAGTCTTAGAGAGTGCAGAAGTGTACGAAGAGAAATGGTGGAGTGAGGACAAGCGCAAAGAGTTGGGCATGACTGAAACGTACACCTACCATGTGTACCCGAACGAAGCCAACTTCAGTATGCAGATCATAGGTGACAGTAAATATCAAATGGCTAGATTAGCCGGTAAACCACAGGAGAAATGAAATGACACCTGAAGAAATGAAGAACGAAGGTATACGAATCGTTAAGCGGTTCGCTGAGCAAGAAGTTTCTAATGGCGAGGGCATGGTTATCTTAGCTATGACCTTGGCTTATACATTTAAGACCAACAAAGTATCCAAGTTCGAAGCAATTAACCGCTTTGCCACAATCGCAAACAACGTATATGGAGATAAGAAATGAGTATTAGTTCATCAGCAGTGTTAGTGGAATTGAACATCAGCGTGTGGCCTGCATCAAAGCTAGACCGCGATACAACGGCGCAAGTGAATACTGACGCATCAGCAGTCGTAGACGCAGCGCGTGTCCACAAGAACCTATTCGCAGGTACTAACTTGCGTAAGGAGATCGAGAACTTTGCCGCCAAGGTTCGTCTCTATCACAATCAGCGAACGCTACCATGGGCAGACAAGGGCGAGCGTATGTTGCCGACTGCCTTGTTTATGGAATACAAACAGACCATGAACGCATACGAGCAGACGTTCAATGCCATGTGCGGCTCATTCTTTCACGCATACCCTGAGCTAGTGAAGGATGCACCTACGCACCTAGGCAAGATGTACAGAGCCGAGGACTATCCCGAGCTTGAAGAAGTGAAGCTGAAGTTTGGGTTTCGTAGAACAGTCAAGCCTGTACCCGAGGCGGGTGATTTTCGCTTAGATATACCTGCGAATGACTTAGCCGAGATGCAAGCAGAGTTCAGCGCACAACAAGACAACAAGCTAGCTGACGCTATGCGTGAGCCATGGGAGCGGTTACATGAAATGCTAGTAGGCATGTCTAAGAAACTCGACGACACATCGGGTGGTAAGAAGCGTTACCACGACACATTGGTGAGCAACCCGCTAGAGCTTTGTGCTTTGCTTACTAAGATGAACATCACCAACGACCCCAAGTTGGAGGAAGCACGCAAGGAATTAGAGCTAACAATGTTAGGTACTGACATAGAGGCAATCAAGGATAGCGAACAACATCGCACCGAGGTCAAGGCTAAGGTAGATGCAATCATTAAGAAATTTGAATGGTAAGGAGTAGATCATGGATGCAAGCACAGCAATGACATTGAGTAACGTCATCATTAGCGACAAGACGTTGCAGGGTAAACGTAAGAGCGACTTTGATTTCGTGGTGGAGAAGCCATTGAATGAGATCATGTGGAAGGTCATCACCGAGAACCCAACGTGGGAGTTCCGAGTGCCTGAGTATTACGGACAGATCAAGAGTGCAACTGCGGATGAGAAGGCGCGGATCACAGTTACTAAGTTCGTAGTATGCAAAGATGGAGAAGTGGTAGGTGCTATCGACCGCGACTATCGTTACGACCAAGGTGGGTATGTGTTCTCTATCACTAGCAACACTATTCGTAGTGAGCGTGAGCGTGTGGGCGCGTATCGGACTAAGGATGCTAAGAAAGCCCTAGCCGCTATCAAGAAAACCTTTAATCCCAAGAGCATGACTGAGCGTATGAATGATGCGTTGGGAGAAGCCGCTCGTGCTATCAGCAGACAGGCAGGGCGTAAGCGTGGGGACTATGCAAACAACATGCACAAACTAATGCCACTTATGAAAAACTTTGTGCTCGATGTGAAGGCCGACGAGTTCAAACAGTATGCAATGGGTAACGGGCAACTAACATTGTTATCCCAACTGCGTGCGACAGGACTTGAGATGCTGACTGTCGAAGACATAGAGACCAAGTTCAAATCCGGTAAGGATACTAGTCTAGTCTTATTGTCTAATGGAAAGTACGTAGTTAAAACAGGTGACGAAGTACAGCTTTACGATGATAATACGCTCCCCGTAGATATGAGAGGTAAGTTAGGGATGCTCAAGCTAGTAGAGCCTGAGCAAATGATTGAGGGTGTCGGTTGTCGAGCCACTGCTGAGGTGTTTGTTTTACTCAGCGCGGCGCGGGAACTGGCATAAAACAGGCTAACAATGTTATGAGAATTTAGATGCAACATGAAATCAAATACCAATCCAAAGTGATTCCCTTGCGAGATCACAATCACCCCAAATTCAAATGGGTCGATGCCGCATCAACAGATGTGCGCAGAACATGGCGTAAGGCGCGACTACTCATTCGCTTGACGAAGGGGGCCGCGTATGAAAGCCGTACTTGAATTTGAGTACCCACAAGACGAATACAAACTAGAGCACGCATTGAAGGGCACGCAGTACTACGACGCCCTGTGCGAAATCGACATCATTCTTGCCGCTCCGTATACCAAAGCAGATGCGTACGGCAGGATTAAGAAAGTAATCTTAGAAGTATTGGAGGAAAAATGAGTATTAAAAGATGGATTAGAAATTGGTTGATGGACGAGGGTGTGAAGTTGGTGGGGGCAAGAGTGCATGAGGTGGATAGCTCTCCGAGTGACCAAACAAGTATTTCAATCACGAACGCCCTCAATGGGCGGGTGCTAACACTACGCACGTATCAGCCGAGCAAGAATCAAAACCGAAGCGATTGGCTTACCGAGCTGTACCTAGTACGCGAGGAGGAGTCATTGCCCGACGCCATAACAATGTTACTGCTTTTGAAGGGGCTGAAATGATACTGAACCAAGGAAAATTAGCGGGTGGGTTGGCTGATGAGCTTATTGCAGTAGTTCGCAAGTACGACGAAACGCTTTACATGTCCACAGTTATAGGCGTTCTTGAGCTTGTTAAGCAACAACTGATACAAGAAAACGTGGAGGGCGACGATGATGAATGATCTTTGGCTCATGCTTTTAGGGCCGGTACTTATTGCCGGTATCGCGGGGTTTGTTTGGTTGTTTGACCACTTTTTTGGTGACTGCCAACATGACTTCAGTGAATGGTGTTCGTACCCAGATGAGCATGCCTACGTGCAACAGAAGCAATGCAAGAAGTGCCAATTTGTTTTTACCTACCAAGAAAGGAAGATCGGACATGAACAACGTCAACATAACGATGTACACAAAGGATAACTGCCCAAACTGCGTGACAGCGAAGCAAATACTGAATGCCGCAGGGCTTAAGTATGCGGACGTAGACATTATGGTGGGTGAGCGCATGGGTAACTTACTCAAGGAATTCCCTGACGCTAGGCAGATGCCACAAATATTCATCAACGATCAGCGAGTCGGTGGTGTGGAAGGTTTGAAAGTAGCACTTAGACAGTTAGGAGTATTGACATGAATGAAGATGAGATGAAGTTTTTGTCCGAGGTAGCACGCCGTGCCCAAGACCCTGTGATGTTGCAGTCAATCATTATGTCCGCCGTGGGTGGAGTGCGCCGCAACGCTGAAGAAGTGCGCAAGCACGCTGTGGATATGGAAGTTATTGCAAGCATGGCGCTTAACACGCGCTTGTTCAAAGGCAACGAGAAGTTTTTAGCTGATAAGTTAGAAGGATGGAAGCACATGAACGGATTAAAGTGGGACGAGCAGATCGCCAAACTGAGGGGGCAAAAGCCCGTGGCTTACGAAAGCAGTGTCGGGCATATGTTTGGGGATAAGCGATGACCAAAGTACTGAACCCTTGGGAGGAGCTAGCGCAGGTAGATCGCCCTAGTATCTTTTTGAAAGACCAATACTTCAGAGCTAAGAACCCGAGCAATCAGATCAAGAGCGAGGAAGACCTTGGGTACAAACAATTTGGTTCGTTCACCCGAGCCAAGCAAAGGCAACCGAATAAGCACGAAGGAGTACTAGAGCATGCCAAGACCAAAGCCCCCCGCCCTCCTAAAGGCACGATACGTACGTTTAAGTGACGTCGAGTGGCTTCAGTTTAAAGAATTAGGTGGAGCCGACTGGCTACGAAAATATGTCAAGAAAAAAGCAAAGTACCCAACAAGATACTACGAAGCCGATGTCGAAAGGCAAAGTGCTAAGTCAGGAGGAGCTACGGGCGTGGTGGCCGTTCACACGGCTAGACCCCAAGCGATTCCCCAAACCAGAGAAACCACAACATGAAGAGGCACCATTTTGACTATTGATAACAGCACAGGAAAAGACAAAGAGTTCTACGAACTTGGACAGAAAATGTTTGATAGGATAAAACCGCTAAAACCAATTAAGCCCTACTTTGACACTATCGAAGCCGACATTGAGCTGATGTGGCAAGTCAACAGCGCCGACATTGAAGCATTGGAAGATGCAAAGTTCACGCTAACTGCAATTAGAGAAGCCGAAGCAGGGGTGTACGACAAAATCATTGATGAGTCTTTGGCTTTGATAGATAAAGCATTGGGTATGAGCTACTCGGATGCAATGGAAAGAGTTATGGACAGAGCGAAAGGAAACAAATGACCACAGGAATTGAGTATTTAAAGTTAGAGAAGAAACGCAAGGGGCGGGGGCTTGGTAAGAAACCCGCATTAGCTTGCACGAGCTTGCGACTGCCGAGAGAGGTGATGGATTATTTCGACACCAACCATCGAATGTCAAAGCAAGCCAAGATGAGAGAAGTTCTTACCGAGTACGTTAACAACCAAACAGGAAATAAACCATGACAATCAAAAAAGTAACCAAAGCCGCACAAGTGCGTAGCTACGTAGCCGCTAACCCAAAGGCCAAACCACAGGAGGTAGCAGATGCTATCGGTGTTGCACTTCAGTACGTATACACAGTGCTGTGGAACGCGAAGAAGAAAGCCAAAGTAGTAAAGAAGAAGCGTGAGACGCTTACGCTAAGAGAGCTAATGGATACGCCCAAAGCCAAAGAAGCAATGGCAAAGCACAAGCAGATAATGGATGAGACAATAGCCGATTGGAAAACTGTGTCCATTACTACATCCAACACACCCATGCAGATTGAAATGTTTGATGCAGTAGATCACCCTGAGCATTACAAAGTAGGTGGAATCGAGACCATCGACTTCATCGAAGCGAAGAAGCTCAACTACAACATTGGCAACGTGATTAAGTATCTGACTCGTGCCGACCACAAAGGCAACAAGCTCGAAGACTTGCGCAAAGCCCAGTGGTATCTGACTCGTGAGATCACAATGCTGAAGTAAAACGACCTAACAATGTTAGGGTATATCCTAGCCGCCTACGGGCGGCTTTTTTACGTCTGTACTATTGACAAAGTAAAGCGATGTGCTATATTGACTCCATAAACAACTGGAGAATTAGATGGAACATTGCCCACAGTGCAAACAGAAAATCAGAAAGATGAATCCACATCGGATGTGCAAGCATAAAGTCGACATGCTTGCGATGCTTGGTAGAGCAAACGATTGGGTTTTTGTAGAAGCCGGAAGGGGCGCGATTGTTAATGGGCAATCAAGCCGAGCCCCTTACAGAGCGCAAGCCCATTGCAGTGTATTGGTATGGTTTGGGTTAGCCGAGCATGGCGAGCGCAGATCAGGTATGTACCGCATCACAGAAGACGGCATAAAATTCCTTAAGGGTGAGCATACAGTACCTAAGATTATATGGAGTAGGGAAGGCGCTATCATTGACCGCGATACCACTATGGTAGCAATTGGTAGCGTTAAAAATGTAGTTCTCGACAAAGCATATTGGGACAACTACGCTTCATATCAGAGGTCTTATGTCGCAAACCCCTGAAGCCAAGGTCAAAGCCAAGATCAAGGCAATCCTCAAAGCCCACGACATCTACTATGCCATGCCCATCGGTACTGGCTATGGAAGCAGTGGCACTCCTGACTTTCTCTGTTGCATTAACGGCCACTTTGTAGCTATCGAAGCAAAGGCAGGCAGGGGCGCGGCAACAGCCCTCCAACTCAAAGCCCTCGACCACATTCAGCGTAGCGGTGGGCATCCCATGATTATCCGCGAAGACAATTTTGCGTACCTAGAGCGTGTGATTGAAGACTGTATGAACTTGGAAATTAAGAAATGAAAATAATAACAGTTGACTTTGAGACGTTCTACTCACGCGAGGTTGGGTTTGCCAAGCAGACTACCGAAGAGTACATCCGTGACCCGCAGTTCCATGTCGTAGGGGTATCAGTGCAGGTAGATGATGGTGAGCCAGAATGGTTCAGCGGAACGATGGTTCAGACTGCCGAGTACCTTAAACAATTCGATTGGGCAAATTCATTGGCGCTAGCGCACAACGCCATATTCGATGGGGCAATCCTGAGTTGGCACTTCAACATCAAACCAAAGGGTTGGTTGGACACACTCTCCATGGGCAGAGCCTTGCATGGCACTAACGTAGGGGGCAGTCTCAAGGTGCTAGCGCAGTACTACGGCATAGGTGAGAAGGGCACGGAAGTTGAGAACGCCCTTGGCCTTAGACGGATCGACTTTCCCCCTGAGCAGTTACTAAGGTATGGCGAATACTGCATGAACGATGTAGCCCTGACATGGCAGTTGTTTGGCAATATGAGCGCAGGGTTTCCACAGATAGAGCTGCGGCTAATTGACTTAACCATACGCATGTTTACAGAACCGTCTTTGGCGCTGGACTTGCAAGTGCTCGGTGACCACTTAGATTCAGTACAGGATTTAAAGGCGATGGCGCTAGGTGCTTACGAAAAGGGCGACTTGATGAGCAACCAAAAGTTTGCGATTATGTTGCAAGCCGCTGGTGCTTTACCGCCAATGAAGATTAGCCTAACCACAGGCAGAGAGACTTACGCCTTCTCTAAAACTGACGAAGAGTTTAAAGCATTGCTTGAGCATAAGAACCCCGCAGTACAAGCCCTAGTAGCCGCACGCCTTGGCACGAAGTCGACCATCGAGGAGACGCGAACCGAAAGGTTTATTGGGATTGCCAAACGTGGACTTATGCCAGTTCCCTTGCGATACTATGCCGCCCACACAGGGCGGTGGGGCGGTGATGACAAGCTCAACCTACAAAACATCCCACGCAACTCCCCCCTGAAACACGCCATTTTTGCGCCAACAGGGTACGTGATGATCGACTCAGACTCATCACAGATTGAAGCCCGTACGCTAGCATGGCTTGCGGAACAAGACGACTTGGTAGACGCATTTGATCGGGGCGAGGATGTATACAAAATCATGGCATCTGCTATCTATGGCAAGAGCGTCTCAGAGATTACGAAAGACGAGAGATTCGTTGGTAAGACCACTATCCTTGGGTGCGGGTACGGGATGGGCGCGGCAAAGTTCCAAGCGCAACTCAAAAACTTTAACGTGGCGATTACGTTGGAAGAAGCAAAACGCATTATCGACACTTACCGCACTACGTATCCGAAAATTACTGCACTTTGGAAGAAAGCGGGCCTAGCCCTTGAAGCCATACTGCGTAATAGCGCAATGGGATTGGGTAGGGATGGGATACTGAAGATCGAGGGAAACAACGGCATCCTTCTACCCAATGGTTTGTACCTGCGTTATCCGAACTTGCGCATGCTTCAGAGTGAGGAAGGCAAAGCTGAGATGGTGTACGACACCAAGCGAGGCAAAGCCACCATCCCCAACCGAATCTATGGCGGCAAGGTGATTGAGAACGTATGCCAAGCTCTAGCTCGTATCGTGATTGGTGAGCAGATGCTAATGATCGCTAAGAAGTACAAGGTTGTGATGACTGTGCATGATGCGATTGCTTGCATAGCGCCGAAAGCCGAGGCTAAGACTGCACAAGAATACGTAGAGATGTGTATGCGTATGCGCCCCAAGTGGGCGAAGGATTTACCGCTTAACTGCGAATCAGGGTACGGACAGAGCTATGGCGCTTGCTAAAGCTAACAGGCCGTACGGCAAAATAAACAAAGGGCAGACCATACCCTATGGCACGATGGTAGGTACTAGCAAAGAACTGCGCGAAACGTATTACTTATTTGGGTACAAAGAAGATTCAATGTTGCCTGAGTTCCCATGCTTACCATACGAGGAAGAACCAACTATTGACCCTGATGAAGAGCTATGCAAGGCGCAGTTAGCCGAGCATGTTAAAGAAATGTTAGACACTCTTACGCCAAGGGAATCCAAAGTATTACGTATGCGGTTTGGAATTGAATTGGATGCTGACTACACTTTAGAAGAAATTGGGAAGGCGTTGTTTGTAACAAGGGAACGTATTAGGCAAATTGAAGCTAAAGCATTACGCAAAATGAAGAAGCCGGAGCGTAGCGAGATACTAAGACAAATATGGATGCCTGAAGACTACTATAAGACAACAGAAGATAAGAAAAAAGAACTTCGTAGCATACAAAAAAGATGGAAAGAAGCTAGAGAAGAGCGAGAAAAAGAAATAGAAAAAGGAATACAGGAGCGGGCTTTTACTAGCGGAACTTTCTTGACGCCCAAGAAGCGCAAATTATGGTGGGAGCTTAGACCCGCACTCCAAGATGCGCCATGGGTAGAGAATTTGAAGACAGAGAAGCCCGATATGTACCAAGAGCTAAAGGAATTGGTAGCCGACATTTGGGATATGGATGCAAAAGAGATTTGGAAGAAGTACACAAAGGAAGACTTATGAAACAGTTAATTTGGTCATTCAGCAGTCTTAAGACCTTTCAGCAGTGCCCTAAGAAGTACTACCACACCAAGGTTGCCAAGGATGTAATCGAGGGAGATACAACCGCTACGCTGTACGGCAAAGAGATGCACACGGTTGCCGAGGAATACATTCGAGATAGCAAGCCGATACCTGAGAAGTTTGCATACATTAAGTCTTCTCTAGATAGACTAAACGCCATCCCCGGGGAGAAGCATTGCGAGGTAAAACTAGGACTAACCAAAGACCTACAGCCCTGCGAGTTCTCAGCCGAAGGCGTGTGGTGGCATGGGATTGCCGACTTGGTTATCTTAGACCGCGAGAAGAAGCTGGCCTACTCGGTCGACTACAAGACAAGTAAGAACGCACGCTACGCTGATATGGGTCAGCTTGATCTGATTGCCGCCGCCCTGTTTGCCAAGTACCCCGAGATCGAGCGGGTCAAGTCCGCGCTTATGTTCGTAGTCAGTAAAGAGTTTGTAAAAGCAGAACATAGTGCGAAAATGAAGTCTGTGTATGTACAAAAAGTACTGCCCGACATTGAGCGGCTTGAAGGTGCATTCATGAGCGGGGTGTGGAACCCCAAGACAGGGCCACTGTGTAAGTGGTGTTCAGTTAAACAATGTGAATACAACAAAGGATAGATATGCCTTACGTAAACAAACCCCGACCTTATAAAAAGGAATACGAACAGCAAGTCAAGCGTGGCGAGTTGCCTGACCGGATGGAGCGTCAGCGTGCCCGTAATGAGTACGACAAAAAGAATCCTGATAAGAACAAGGATGGCACAGCTGATTCTAGGGAAGGCAAGGACATTGCCCACGTCAAGGCGCTGAGCAAGGGTGGTTCTAACAAAGATGGCACGAAGGTGCAATCCCCAACGGCCAACCGCTCGTTCAAGCGTAACTCACAACACAAGTTGGTGACTGAGACAAGCGCCAAGGAACGTAAGAAGAAATGAAACTATCAGAGTATGACTGGCCGCGACCACACGGCTTCACCCCGTTCGATCATCAGAAGACCACCGCCGAATTTTTAATCGGCAACCGCAAGAGCTTTTGCTTTAATGAGCAGGGCACAGGCAAGACCGCATCAGTGATTTGGGCGGTGGATTATTTGATGAAAGTTGGAGTAATTAGCCGAGTGCTTATTGTCTGCCCACTGTCAGTGATGAAGGCCGCATGGCAAGAAGATCTCTTTAAGTTTGCTCTGCATCGCACAGTAGCTGTAGCCCACGGTGGAAGAGAGAAGCGCAAAGAAATCATTAACGGCCTTGCCGAGTTTGTCATTATTAACTTTGACGGCGTTGAGATCGTCAAGAAAGAAATCATGGCGGGTGGGTTTGATCTCATCGTGATTGATGAAGCGTCTGCGTACAAGAACGCACAGACCGACAGATGGAGAACCATGCGGGACATTACCAAAGTGGTTAAGGGTCTGTGGATGTTGACGGGTACGCCAGCGGCTCAGTCGCCTGTGGATGCTTACGGATTGGCAAAGCTCGTGAACCCCAAGGGTGTATCACCTTTCTTTGGTCAGTTCCGCGATTCAGTCATGCACAAGATCAGTGACTATCGTTGGATACCTAAGCCCACTGCGGAAGCAACTGTACACAACATACTTCAGCCTGCCATTCGGTTTGAGAAAGCCGACTGCCTTGACTTGCCCGAGGTTACAGCAGTCGACAGAGAGGCTCCACTCTCGCCACAGCAGATGAAGTACTACAACATACTCAAGAAGCAGATGTTAATTGAGGCAGCAGGAGAAGAGATTACGGCTATCAACGCCGCAGTAAAGCTCAACAAGCTCTTGCAAATCTCAGGCGGTGCAGTGTATTCAGACACAGGCGAAGTGATTGAGTTTGATGTATCTGATCGCCTCAAAGTAATTAAGGAAGTGATTGACGAGTCAAGCCACAAGGTGCTCGTATTTGTTCCGTTCACGCACACGATTGAGTTGTTAACCAAATACTTAATTAAGAATGGCATTACATGCGATGTCATTAACGGGGCTGTGTCTGCTAACAGACGCGCAGAGATTGTTAAAGAATTTCAGACACGGGATAACCCTAAAGTGCTTGTTATTCAACCGCAAGCGGCATCACACGGGTTAACACTGACTGCGGCTAACACTGTTATTTGGTACGCTCCCACCTCCAGTGTCGAAACGTATCTGCAAGCAAACGCACGCATCGACAGGCCCGGCCAACGCAATCCAATGACTATCGTACACATACACGGAAGCCCAACGGAGAAGCGTTTATATGCTTTGTTGCGTAACAACGTAGCGAACCATAACAAAATAATTGATTTGTACAGAGAAGAATTTTTAAACGTCTCTTGACAATGTCAAATGTTGTGTTACATTAGAGTTGTGTTGCAATGATGGGCAACGGGTTAGCGCCGTTGCTGACTGTAAATGTTTTGAAACAATCACACTGCTTTATGTGAACTGTCATTGCAACACATTTAACTATTAGGAGAATCAGATGGAAGAAGTTGAAGACAAAGTCACCTCCGTAGACTTGGACAGATTGACCTCAATCTATATCAAGATACGCGACAAGCGGGCGGCGAACAAAAAAGTGTTTGAAGCCGAAGATCAAGACCTCGAAGAGCAGATGAAAGTGTTAGCACAAGAAATGCTCGACGTATGCAAAGACATGAATGCCGACAGCATTCGCACCCCACATGGCACGATCATGCGTTCAATTAAGTCACGGTATTGGACAAACGATTGGGATTCAATCTACGGTTTTATTGAAGAGACCGGAGCATTTGGCCTGTTAGAGAAAAGACTTCATCAAACAAACATGAAAGACTTTCTTGCTGAGAATCCAGACCTTTACCCCAAGGGGCTAAATGTCGAAAGTGAATACACCGTGGTAGTTAGACGTTCTAAAGAAAGCTGAAAATGAGTAACATTACAATCCTCAACGAAGACCTCCCCGATTTCTTGCAAACAGCAGGAGTCAGCGACCTTACACGACAACTCGCAGGTCGTACCGGAGTCAAACGCATCGTGCCTAAGAATGGCATTTTTCGTAAGACAGTCGGCGGCGAAGAGATGGGCAAGGTCAAAGGCAACGTGAATGCCGTCATCGTTAACGCATCCCCTGCTGTTGGCCGTATCTTCTACGCTAAACAGTGGAGTCCTGATGCCGAGCCGACTGCACCTGATTGCTTCTCTAATGATGGGCGTGCACCCGATGCAGGCTCAGCTAACCCACAAGCAGATCGTTGCGATAGTTGCGGTCAGAATATCAAAGGCTCAGGCCAAGGTAATTCTAAGGCTTGCCGCTATTCACGCCGCATTGCGCTTGTATTGGAAGAAGACTTCGGTACATCACTTGAAGGTTCAGTCTACCAAATGAACTTGGCATCCAAGTCTTTGTTTGGTGAGAGCGTAGGCGATAATACGCACACGTTTGAAAACTACTCTAAGTACTTGTCCAACAACGGCAAGAGCTTGGACTACGTTATAACGCAAATTAGTTTTAACGAAGACAATGACAACCAGTCTGTGTTGTTTACGCCGACTAAGTACATTAACAAGACGCAGTACGCTGTGACTAGCAAAGTGGCTAGCACTCCTGAAGTGCTGAAGATGGTAGTTATGACACCATACCAAGCTGACATGTCAGGTAAGCCTGCTAAGTTGGAAGCACCTAAGCCTATGGGCAAGATGCTTGATGAAGACGAAGAGAAGGCAATGGCTAAAGTAAAAGCTGACCCAATCGACGAGCCAATCAAGCGCCCCGCTAAGACCGCGCCCGCACCTGTGACCAAGAAGGATTTGGATTCCGTGGTGAAGGCTTGGAGTGACGAGGAGTAACGCATGACCTATGGTTATAGCCAGAGCTTGGTGCACGCAAATAAAAAAGCAAGCGTCAAGTCTCTGGGTGTGGCCTTGGGTCGTGTATGTATCCGCGAAAACATAAGCGTTAGCAAGATTGCAGATGACTTTGGGGTAACCCGAATGACTATCTACAATTGGTTTAAGGGGGACTCAGTCCCCTTTCATTCTTACGATCAAGCGATTAGCGATTACATACTCCACCTTAAAGCCCACCACCAACTGAAATAAATAAATGTCCCACTTTGACCTGCTAGATGCCGTACTACCCACAGAGGGTCGGTACTGTGTGTTTGGGCTAGGGAAGTATCCAGATCAGAAGTTTTACGATACAAGAGCAGAAGTAAATGAGCAGATTGAGACGCTAGTAAGCAACAAGTTCGACGTGTTTTTTGGCTGTGCCAAGTTCGGCCCGCTCAACAACCGCACACACGAAAACGTTGCCTATGTTCGCGCACTGTGGATGGATATTGATTGCGGCCCCACGAAGGCTGTACCCGATGAAAAGGGAGTTATCAAAGGTTACATTGACCAAGCCACAGGTCTTGCCGAGTTTAAGAAGTTCTGTAAAAACGTAGGGTTACCACAACCGATTTTAGTTAGTTCAGGCTACGGCATCCACGCATACTGGTTGCTAGAAGAGACCATAACTCGCACAGATTGGGAACCCCTTGCAAACCGCCTTCGTGAGTTGTGCGTAGAGCAAGGATTCATTGTTGACCCTGCTGTATTTGAAGCATCCAGAGTACTGCGTGTCCCCGGCACATACAACTTTAAAGCTGAACCGGTAGAAGTAACGGTTCTTAACGAAGTCACTCAGCGTATGACCTACGCACAAGTGAAAGAGCTACTCGGCGCACCGGATGCAGAACCGGAAGACGAGCGGCCAGACTTTATACCGCGCACCATGAGTCCTTTGATGGAATCGGTGATGCAGAATAAGGTGAAGCGGTTTAAAACAATAATGCTGAAATCAGCGCAGGGCGAAGGTTGCAACCAACTGATGCACTGCTACGAGAATCAAGCCACACTCGACTACAACTTATGGCGCTCAGCGCTTTCGATTGCAACTTTTTGCATCGACCGAGATTCCGCAATACACAAAATGTCTGCGGAGCATCCCGACTACGACCGGTTTAAGACCGAGTACAAAGTTGATGACCTGCAACGCACGGGTGGGCCGCATCACTGCGCTACCTTTGAGAAGCAGAACCCCACGGGTTGCGAAGGGTGTAAACACAAGGGCAAGATCAAATCACCAATCATGCTTGGTGTGGAGATCGAGGAAGCCGAAGACAAAGATTACGATGTTGTAATCAAAGCCGAAGACGGTGAGGTTGAGACAGTACGCATACCTGAGTATCCATTCCCATTCTTCAGGGGTAAGAACGGCGGCATCTACCGCAGACCCGCAACTGACGAAGCAGAACCAGACCTTGTGTATGAGCACGATCTATACATCATCAAGCGGCTAACAGACCCCGATATTGGGGAGACATTGCTATTCCGATTGCACCTACCAAGGGACGGCATGAAAGAGTTTGCAATCCCACTCGGAGTACTTTCATCAAAAGACAAACTGCGGGAAGCACTAGCGTCTAAGGGTGTGGGCTTGTTTAGTAAGCAAGTCGACCTCATGTGCGTATATGTGATTACAGCAGTTAAAAATTTACAAGTTATGCGGAAGGCAGATATTATGAGAACACAGTTTGGTTGGGTCGATAACGACAGCAAGTTCATTCTTGGCGATAGAGAGATTACAAAAGACGGCGTGTATTACAGCCCGCCCTCACACATTACCAAGGCGGTAGCCGAGCACCTTAACGAACACGGTGACTTTGAGAAGTGGAAAGAAGTCTTCAACATGTACGCGCAGCCCGGCCTTGAGCCTCATGCTTTTGCGGCACTGACGGCCTTTGGTTCACCACTGTTGAAATTTACAGGTATGTCTGGTGCAATCATCAACTTGATTCACAGTAGCTCAGGTTCGGGTAAGTCGACAGCGTTGTTTATGTGCAACAGTGTATGGGGTCACCCCGTTAAGAACGCCTCGATTTGGAAGGATACGTTCAACGCGAAGATGCACAGGCTTGGTGTGATGAACAACCTGCCCAACACAATTGACGAGATTACGAACACCAGCCCTATGGAGTTCTCTGACCTGTCGTACAGCATCTCGCAGGGTCGGGGCAAGAACAAGATGCGTGGCTCGGTCAACGAAGAGCGTGTTAACTTAACTAGCTGGAACGGGATGACCTTAACGTCCTCAAACGCTAGCTTCTACCAAAAGCTTGGCGCGGCAAAAGATTCCCCCGATGGTGAGTCCATGCGTCTACTTGAGTATGAGATCAAGCCTAACAACCTGATTGACGTGCAAGTCGGCAAGCAAATGTTTGACCACCAACTGCGCGAGAACTATGGGCATGCGGGTGAAATCTACGCTCAGTGGCTCGTCAACAACTTGGAAGACGCCAAAGACCTAGTGCGTAAGATTCAGGCTAAGCTCGACAAAGAAGTTAAGTTCACACAGCGTGAGCGTTTCTGGTCAGCCGTAGCCGCTTGTAACATTGCCGGTGGCCTAATCGCTAAGAACCTGCAACTGCACGACTACGACATGAAGGCTGTGTACGACTGGCTTAAAGGCATGCTCGGCGAGATGCGTGAGGATATTAAGCCCCCAATCAGCAACCCTGCCTCTACGCTTGGTGAGTTTATCAACGGCAATATGAACCACGCTTTGGTTGTCAATGGTGAGAATGACGCACGGAGCAACATGATCCCTATGCCGACTATGGAGCCAAAGGGTGAACTGCTTATACGCTACGAGCCGGATACCAAACTGTTATGGATTGCGGCCAAGTCGTTTAAAGACTTTTGCGTCCAGCGTCAGATTAACTACAAAGATTTACTTAAAGAGTTAAAAGAGGCTAATGTATTTAAAGAAGCAGTCAACAAGCGTATGGCTAAGGGCATGAAGGTTGTGTCCCCCGCAGTACGTGCCTTGATGTTTGATGCGTCTCGGTCTGATTTTATTCACATAGATACACCCGATGAAAATCGAGACAGTTCACTATGAGGTCAACTGGGCTAAGTTCCGCAAGGGGTACTCATTTTTTGTACCCTGCATTGATACAGCGAAAGCTAAAGCGGAACTTGACCGAGTGGCCCGCCGACTAAAGATGGATCTACTTACGAAAGTAGTCATAGAAGACGGCATAAAAGGTTTGCGAGTGTGGAGGCTTTAGGCTAAACTTAAGTTGTCGGGAAGCAGTTGCCGACGGTTTATTTTGGTTGCCCTCCTTTTACCCCCGGCTAATCCCCGGGGGTTTTTTTATTTCGCCGCTTCTCTTTCGAGCTTCTCACGAGAGGATTCAAGCAACTGTTCCAAGTATGGGTAGAACTTCTTGTCCACATCAAACCCACGATCGGCCTTAGCACGCTTAGATATACGCGCTTGAACTAACTTGCTCAAATCTGCACCATCAATCCTAGCTTGTGGGTTACGCGCACCAAACGCGATTAGTTTTTCCAGTGCGTCATCAAAGGCTTCGTCATCGCCTCGTGTAGCTTCTAGGTCAACACGATTAACGAGCTTGCCTTTTTCAATTATCACTTTAGCTTTAAGTGCGTTGGCTTTGAAGTTAGCTTCTTGCGCAGAGGCCAAACCTGTAGTCCGTGCACCGGCTGCTTGAGCAAGTAGTTGCGCCTTTGTAAACTCTTCAGGCTCTCTAATAACCGCGCCTGTACTTGTTGTAGCACCTTCTTCGCTATACCGAACCGCAGTCAACGGCTGACGCAAAGCGGCGGGGAGAAGTCTTTCCAAGCCTTGCATGGTTTTACCCTCTTGCAGTAGCCGGATAGCTGAAGGTATTTGATTTAATGTCAAACTAGCAAACGGCCCTGCCAACGACAATGCGTATTCCCGCACTGTGTCTTCAAGAGTGCGTTGCTCTTTTAAGTCTGGGAACCACATGTTATTCATCGACAAGCTATTAGACATGTTGTAGCCCGAGATAGTGTCAATCAAACCGGAGTCAATGATGTCACTGATTTTGTTTCCACCAATCTGAGCTTCACCAAAGAACTCAGGAATAAACACACTGCGGAACCAGAACTCAAGGTCGCGCTCTTCTAACGGGTCTTCATCATCTTCATCGCGCATTGAATTGATAATGCCTTGGATAGCACCCATAGCCGCACTGATACCCGGGACACCAACGTAGCCAGCTAACAAGCCAGACATAAACAAAGTGCCAAACAATTGAGTAGCCGCTTCTTTCTTAGCCGCCGCATCCATACCAGCCATAGCACGATAGCCATTACGGGTTAGGTATGTAGTTACGAAAAGAGGGAAAGTCTTAAATTGCAATAGCGTACGACCGGCTGGGCCGCGCATCATGCGTGGACGGTTTTGCTCAGAGAAGTTACCAAGAGCATCGTAAGTATCCTTAACCGCTTGTTCGACCGCGTCATCAAAAGATAGTTGATTTGGCCCGGGCTTACGGCTCAAACGGAACGAGGTCATAAACATGACTTCACGGTTCAAACGCTCAACGTGGTGGAACAAGCCACCCATCATGTTAGTTGCAGTCTTCCACGCACCAGAGTATTTAGTTGACGGAGTCTTGCGGCGATCCATCAAATCATAGGCCATCGTGATCTCACTGACACCACGGTCTGTCATTGCTTCAATAGCCCGTTGCTCTTCCTCATTCATCTTAACGCGACGGGAGTTTGCCAAGGACACTTGACTGAGTTTTCCATCTTTATCAATAACGCCGACGTCGTTGAAGACCAACATCATTTTGCCCATCTCAGCAACTACACCGGCGGGACTGTGGCGAGACATAAGGACAGGTGCGCCAAAAATAGGCAACGAAGAAAACTGAACAACAGCAGTCTTCACAGAAGTCATAAAGTACAGGAACGCTGTTTTGTTAGCAACGTTAGCCGCACCTTGCGCAAAAGAATCTACCGCAGGTGGGTAAACATCCAACTGAACACGCTCACCTAACTCGTTGACCAGCATCTCCAATTTATCTTTATCAGGGTTGCCCTTGAGACTTTCTTTGGCAGCATCAACTTCACGAAGCATTACTGGGCCGTACTTTAACCGCGAAAGTTGGTTGGCCATATTGGTGGAAGACGTAATAAAGTTGCGCAGTGCGTCACCCGAGAAACCAGCAGTGCCTTTACGATGGATAAACTGACGACGGAAACTCTGCTCCGGCATCGTAGTCAAGTACAACTGATAGATTTGATCCTTAAGCGCCTCGGCATCGACTTCACTCATGCCGTCACCAATCAACTCAAAGATTTGTTTTAGTAAAGGCGCAGTGTCGTTAGTCGTACTTTTATCGCGCAAACCTTTTAAGTCGTTGCCGGTTTCAATATCCTCATCGGCCTTCATCTCAGACAGACTGCGGGTGTCACCTTCTTTTTGTAAGTCACGAACACGCTGACGCATAAACAATTCACGGTCGGCTACGCTCTCAAACATGTAGAACTCTTTCTTTTTGCCAGAGCCAACACGCAACCAGTAGTCACCGTAACGCATCAATGGGAAGTATGGAGATAGACCCTTAGCCGTCTCGTACATCTTCTTAATCTCAGCCATTAGCTTGCCCTTGGGTGTATCAGGGTCAGCGGCATCACCGGGGATCTTCATTGCATCTATGCGGGCATTGAGCAACAAGCGGTACAAGTCAAAGTTAGATTTATAGTAGTCGCGCACATCAACGTAGATTTCTTTGGCTGTATCGCTCAGGCCATCCCACATCTTGTTAAGTGTAGCGTCTTTCTTGTTTGTAGCAGGGTCAATGCTCTTGTCCGTGGCGTAGTGCATCACAGCAGATAATTCAGCAAGTTCATTCTTCTTGCCTTTAATAAGTTTGCCGTACAAACCGGGTTGTACATTAAGCCATTTGTTTACTACATCTGAAGCACCACCAAGCATCTTCATGCGCATAGCACTCATATCTTCCATTGCACGCCATGTTTTGTCCATGTGTTTAATGCCAAGATTAGTGCCCCACTCAGCCAATATGTTGGTTTGAATAGAAGGCATCAACGCTTTTAGTTTTGTTACGTTTAGCCCGTACCACATAGACGCAAGAGTGTCCAAGAAAATCTGCGGGTCGCGTAGCTTAACCATTGTGTCAATGCCGTCGACTACATCTTGCGCTTCTTTGCTGCGCAGGATTTTTTTCTCAGCAGCGGTAATCTTTTTAGCGTTGGCGTTGGCCTTAGCTTTAGCTTTAGACGCAGAAACTTTCTCGCCACGACCTTCACGGACTGCGTTGGCTTTGTCAGCCTTAACAATCATCTTCATTGTCGGCGTCAGCTTAGCCGTCAAGATTTCATCCGTAACAAGAATTAAGTCAGACAGAGCATTGATGGAGTCAAGCCCCATGCCAAGCAGTTCACGGATTGCGTCTACAAATTGGTTGAACAGACCTGTGTCTTCCTCAAAGCCATAAGCGCCCATCAGGAACTTTTGAAAATAGGGGTCGGTCATGCCGTAAGAAACAAACTCGTGCGGGTTGCTAAACACACCAGACACAGTCTTCAGATAGTAAATATCCGTGGGCAGTTCGCCCAAGTTAGACAGTCGGTTGTACTCATCCTTTGCGTTGTTCATCACGTCAAGGAGTTTGTTGTACGCACGAGTTAACTTAGCGTCACCTGAGAACCCACGTTGAACCGCAAGAAGAGCTAGCTCAAGTTTTTGTTGCGTTGCAGCATGCAGTAACTCATGCAGTACTGTGGTGTTATTGATACCTTGGAAGTCACCCGCGCTAGAACCGCGCACGTAGATAATCTTTTCACCGGTAGCTGTGTTCTCAAAATACACACCACGAGCACGGGAGTTGTCATTGCCCCAAGCCTCTTGATGGCGGGACAGTTGTTCTGGTAGGGGGTCGGTCTCTTCAACTACAACAAACTTAACACCATTGACCAGTCCACGAAGGCGCTTGGCCAAGAACTTTTGCATGCCAGTTCCCGTCTTAATGACTTGACCCACAGCTTGCGCGGCGTTCTTAGCTTTCTTAAACCCTTCGTCTGCGGCTTCGACTTCTTCGTTACTTGCAGAGCTTTTGTTTACGCGCTCTTGAGATTTGTACTTGCGCCCAGCCTGCACATCGTCATAGTCTCTTTGAGAAATCTTTGTGCGATCAGCAAGTGCGGCTTTGACCCGTTTACCCAGAGCAGTACCACGGTGCTTAGTTTCCAAGTCCATCATTGCATTGATGGTGTCTCGCTTAAGCGCACGCTTCTCGTCTTGGGCAACTGTTAAATCTAAGTCGTCGGCAAACTTAGTCTCGTCAACAGGGGTAGCGGCTTCTTCCAGTTGGGTCTGAAGTTTAGGTAGAGCACGCTCGCCCTTCATGTACTCAGCACGGCCTTCGGTACGAGCTTTTTCTTTCTCCGCACGCTTCTCTTCAGTAATGTCAGCCTTTGGCCGACCACGTTGCTTGCCGGTTACTGCTCCGGCTGCTGGTGCTTTTTGTCCTTCTTCTTTTGTTTGGACGGTTTTAGGGGTCTTAGTGCCAACGTCGGCTCCTTTAGTTTCTACAAGGGTTTTCTTTGCTACTTCTCTAGCGGCATCAAGTTCATCAAGTTGTTGAATAGCAGCATCAAATTTAGCTGAAGCCTCATTACGCTTGGCTTCTAAAGTTTTTACAGCTTCGTATTTTTTGTCTGAATCATAGTTACCGTTTTCATCAAGAACTAACGGTTTGCCATTGTCGTCTAAAACGTCTGCTGCGCGAACACTATCTAAATCAATTAGTTTGTCTAATAGAGCCGAGCTTTCTTCGCTTGCTTCATCAAGCTGTTTAAGAAATTCATTTCGTTTTTCATAATACTTTACAGTGTCCGTTATATCTGCGTCTGTTACTGCAACGGGCTTAGCTCTTTCTCTTTCAACAGGCTTTGCAACATCCGCTCTAACAGGAACCACTCCATCTCGTTTAGCTTCTCCAACTCCTGTGGTGGCGGGAACGTTGTCGGCTGATTGTGCAGGTAGCGCAGGGCTCTCTCCACCTGCTTTACTGATAGGTTCTGTAACATCTTTTGCTCCCTCTTCAATAGGCGCATTTGCTTCCTCAATCTCGTTACGCGCTAGTGTAGCGGCGTCTTCGGGCATGTAGCCCCGCTTCTTGTATTTTGCTACAAGTGCTTCAAGCTCTGGGGAGGGCGCAGGTTGTACTTCTGGAGTTACTTCAGTAGGAGCAGCTTCCGATACCACCGTAGGGGGCGCAGGTTGTACCTCTGCCGCAGGTTGTTCTTCTACCGCAGGCTTCATGCGTTTAGCTAAAGCATCTTTGAGTGCTTGGCGCTTATTAACAGGAGCTAGGGGGGTTTCTTCTTCTACCGTCCATGGGTCTAAAGTAGGTTCAACTTTTTCCGTAACAGGTGCTTCAGCTTTTGGTGTTGCAGCTACACGCAGTGCGCCCATACCAGCGGTTGGGCCAAGAGAACCAGCGGCTTCGGCGAGTCCAGATTCCAAAACATCTTTGGCGGTCTCCATTGTGGCAAACTTATCGCGCTCGCCAACATTAACTTTACCCGCAATTTGCGCGGCTTCTTGAGCGCTACCAGCTACAAACTCTTGCCCAGCTTGTTTAGGCAGTTCTTTAATAGCTTCTTTGGCCGCACCCCTACGGCCCATGCCTTGGATTGAGCTCTTAATGCCTTGCTTAGCAATAGAAGCGGCAGGGCCAAGCACTGTATCTAGTGCACCAGAAGCTACAGCAATGGCTGTGTTTACATCGTTAGTTTCTTGTAGCCTTTGAGCTACACGAGCGGCTCTTTGCTCAGGCGGTAGGGTTTGCAGTTCCTTGGCCAGTGCATCTAGACGATTGTTAACCGCCTCGGTATAACCCATACCCGTGCCGACAGTTAGCAGACCCGGTTGTTTTGCGGTAATAGCGGCAATGATAGAAGGTATAGCGTAGACAGCGCCCGAGCCAATGTTTTTAGACAGCCAATTACCAAAGTCTGCGGCGCTTTCGCTCTCTAGCACTTTCTCTTGGCGGCCTTCGTATTTCTTACCTTCACGCTTGTATTGCTCAAGTAAACCAAGAGAGGTGTTTACAAATGTTTGATCTTTGGTTAGGTCATTATTAATTGCTTGACGCAGTCGGCCACGCACCTCTGGGTTAGAGGCAAAATACATACGTGCTTGTGGGTCACGAGGTAACTCGTTAGGAGATTTAATTTCCCCTTTATCAATCTTGTCCAGCAACTCTAAGCGTTGGATGGTGTTACCAAGAACTTCAGCACTACCGGCTAATTTAAACTGCTCAACCGAGCTTGGGATGCCAACAGTAGCCGCGCCAACTGCGCCTTTTTTAGCTTCTTCAAGAGGAGAAAAACTTCTGTCAGGCTCCGCTTTAGGCACGGGTGGGGGCAAGAAAGGCTGAGCCGCTGGCGTTTGCTGTACTGGTTGCGCAGGTTTTACAAAACGCTCCATCTGCTGGGGCGTCATTTGTTGCGTAGGGGCAACGGCAGGGGCAGCGGCAATAGGAGTTTCAGACGCAACTTCCCAGCCAGAACTATCGGCTGCACCGACTGGAGTTTCGGAAACAACCGACCATTCGTCTTTTGCCATATTATTTCACTTGTACTGGTTGACCGTTCTTAAGAGTCCAAGTTTGCCCGTTTCCAAACTTTGTTGCAACACCTTCTTTTAACTTACTTACAGGCGGCGTGCTTGAAACGGCTGGAGCGGCAGCAGGGGCTGGAGAGTCGGCAGGGGCTGGCGCATTACCTCCAGACATTACAGTTGGCGCTATTCCAAACTCATTTTTAATTTGGTTTTTAAGTTTAGCAATACCCGCCGCATATTCAGTTGGGTTCTTTTTGCGCATCTTGCGCAGGTCTGAATATTCTGGGGTGTAGTATCTTTCAAGGAATTCTTGATTGGCTTTTTCAACTTTGCTAACTTCTACACGATTTGTACTAGCTGATTTGCTTAAACGATCTTGAGCTATATTCATAGCCCGCTTGCGTGTATTTGCGTCGTCAGGTTCGCCTTCAGCAATCAAAGCAGCTAATTCAATCTCGTAAGATGTACCCAAGTCAGTGGGTTTCTTTGCACCACCAGCGCCTTTATTTTTGGCTCTTTCTTTTGCAGATTGAATTTGAGCGTCGGCCATAATTTGGCTCTTAATAACACCAAGGTTACCGGAAAGAGCTTTACCAACAAGGTTGCTCTTAGCCACGTCCAAGTCTTTAGCAATCTTAGCCAAATCAGAATCAAGTTTTTGTTCTGCTTTAATGTCACCACTTTTCTGAGCTTGACGCAAAGCTTGAACTTTGTACTGCGCTTCGTTAAGAAGCTCATCTACTTTAATACCTTCTTGGCGCAAGTTAGTTTCTTCGCCCATGAATTTTTCAGTAGCGTTCATGCGGCTGCGAGCTAATGCACCAATTCCACCCATACCTGTTTGACCACGAGTTGCATCGCTGTAATCAAGCAGAGCTCTAGGCGTTATAAATTCTTTGCTTTTATCGAGGTTTGCTTGTCGTTGCGCGCGATCCGCTAATTTAGCTTCTTTTAATGAGGCGAGACCTTCTAAATAGCCTTTACCAACTGGGCCTTCATCAACGCCGTAATCTTTTCTTGCAGTTAATTCTTCTTCAATTTTTGCGGTTGAACGAACAGGACGTGCACCCGCTTTCATACGCGCTTCAAACTGAGGTTGGAGTCGGCGAAGTTCTGCTGCCGCGTCATACTCAGCGGCATTACTAAGAGTGCCTGACTCCACGCTATCTTCATCATCTTCTTCAACTTCTTGATCGCCGTCTGCACCACTGAAAGCAACAATGCCGCCTGAGCCGTACTCAAACATGCGCGGGTCAACAGGAACACCCATCAAACCACCACCCGCCGCCATACGAACGGGTTGCGCACCTTGAGGTGCTTGTTGGGGCATTGGCTGTTGTGGTTGAGGCTGTTGTTGACGCACTGGTTGAGGAATACCGGGAGGCACTGCTCGTTGCGCGGCTCCAGCTTGCTGAGCCATTTGCTGCATACCTTGTTGCTGTTGTCCTTGCTGCAATGCACCAATACCCATACTTTGCAGGGCTTGCTTAGGTAGGCTTTCGTTTAAAGGTTCAGCAGGGGGTTGCGCTTGTTGCGTCGACTGTATCTCTTTATTGATTTCGCTAATACGAGCAAGCGCCATAAACGGAGGCACTTGGGGGTTACCACCTTGAGCCGCTGACGTCAAATACTGGATTGACTCGGGTAAAGGGGGCAGCTTATTTAGCCTGCTTTGTACTTCCATTAAGTTCATGCTGCCACCTTTTATTTAGGAATCAAACCAAGATCTTTAAGCGTCTGCTCAACGCTAGGCAAACTACCAGTAATCTCGGCTAGCTGACCCATACCGGATTTACCTAATGGGCTATTAGTTACAGTAGAGATAGGCAGACCTTGCAACATAGACTGCAAGTATTGTGTTTGCTTCATTGGGTAGTCGCGCTGAGCTAAGAACTCATTGTAGTCGGCAGTGATACCTTCTTGCTCAATACCACGTTGTGCTTGACCCGCATTGGCCATCATATTGGTAAGATCTTTAGCTTGACCCATCTCAGTATTAAATTGACCCATACCCTTGTCGTACGCACTTGCGTACCCTTGGCCGATTGCTTTGTTCTGCTCTTGCAACAAATTGCGGTTAGCTTCAGATTCCATAATGGCTTGACGACCGCCGCCATAACCACCAGCTTGAGTCATCTTAGCTAAGCCGGGCTGCATATTAATCTGTGACTGCCTGCGTAGTTCTTCCAACTGTGGGTTAAGCACGGACTGCAAGTACGGGTTCATGTACTGAGAAGCAATACCCGGAGTACCAGCACCTGTTGCGCCAGTAGTTCCAGTGTTTAATCCAGCAATACCTGCACCCGCACCTGTACCTGTACCAATAGCGCCGGGGGTATAAGCATTAGTACCCATAGTTGGCGGTTGATATGCGCTAGTAGAACTAAAGCTTTGACCTAATTGAGTAGGAAACGCGAGATTACCCAAACCTTTAAACACGTTGCTTTGCAGGCCAGACTCACCAGCCGTCATTGGGCCTTGATAGGTTTGATAAGGTGAGTTGGCAATAGCTTGAGCTTGGCCAAGCATGTTTGTTACATACGGGCCTATGTAACTAGACAGAGTTTGTTCTGAAGTACCACCAGCAGCGGGCAATGCCGAGGCCGCTGTGCCTCCTGTATTTGTTAAGGGGGTAGCCATAGTCGTTCCTTAAGCGGGTAAATGCTTGTCTGATTTGGTATCGGCAGCAATGTTTTTGGCCTTGCCACGAGCCTTCTTAATTCTGTCCATCATTGCGTATAGTTTACGCGCACCAGCTTCTGTTGAGCCATTGCCCAGTTCAGAAACAATACGTGCTGGAATAACAAATTCACCGTCGGCTAACCGAGCGGGTTGTCTTTTACCAATAGTAGCTGGGATGCTGTCAGACACACCATCACCGGGGCCACGGAGCAGGCGGCCACCATCGGAGTAACCACCTAAATTGGCAATACCACCACGAGCAAAGTTTTGATAGGACATGTCTTCTGTAGGCGCAGCAACAGATTCAGCGGGAGCCGTAGACGCAGGTACTGTTGCAATGCCCGTAGACGCAGGGGTTGCTGGAGTTTGAGTAGGGGTTTGGCCGGGCTTAAGATACTGCATTGGGCTGAAATACGTAACGCCACCAGAACCGGGTCGGCGGGGGATTGGTATACCCTTTGCATCTAACATTGGAGTGCCCGCTGCATTCATCATTGAAGTTGGGATAGGCAATTGTTGACGATACGCAGTTAAAGTGGGGATACCACCTCTGTAACCACCGGGGCCTTTTTGTACATCAAAAATCTTGTCGGCTAAGTTGCCTAAGCCAGCAGCACCCAAGGTTTGTAAAAGAGGCGAATCTTTAAACAGTTTGGCGAGATCTGAGCTACTAAATAGACTGCTTTGATTTGCAATTTGAGCGTTAATACCGGCGGTAGTGCCGTCGTCGGCAACCGCGTCATTTGCATAATAGCCACCGCTTTGAAGGTAGTTATCTAGCTCTCCTTGGGAACCAGAGTCGTATCCAGTTTCACCTACACTCCAGTCAATTTCATCACCCATATTAGGCTCCTTGCCTTACGATTTGTTCAATTTCTTCAGGGGTCGCAGCGTTGTCACTTGACCCTTCAATCTTTTTAAGCAATTCTTCAATGTCATTTTCGTCGGTTTTGCCCTTCTGGGCAAGTGCTTCTTCCTCAATCTTTTCACCTTCAGCACCGGCTTTGGTGACGCTCAGCGCCTTGTATTCTTCTTGGTCTAACTTGCCCGACTTGCCGACCTTCTGCTTCTTAGCCCCAAATTCTTTGCCGTAGTAGAACACGTTGGCCAATTGAGGTACGCCAAAAGAACCCGCAAGTGCGGTAGCTTGAGGCCAAGTTAGACCCGTTTGCTTGCTTGGATCCTTTGGATTCTTAGGCGGCTTAGGTGGCGGCTGTTTGGTTGGGTCACTGATAATTTTATCAATAATTGGGTCGTCTAGCAGAGTTGTAACTTTATCAATTACGTCATCATCTAGGTCGTCAATAACTTTTTCTGCGTCTTTAATATTGGGCAGGTCGGTAGTTACCTTAGTTTCGGTCTTTACTTCAGGCTCAGTCTTAACTTCTTTCTTTACTTCAGGCTCAGTCTTAACTTCTTCCTTAACTTCAGGCTCAGTCTTAACTTCTTCCTTAACTTCAGGCTCAGTTTTAATTTCTTCCTTAACTTCAGGCTCAGTCTTTAGTTCAGAAATTATGTCGGGCTTAGTTTCAGTTAATCCCGCAGTCTCTAACTCAGAAATTACGTCAGGCTCAGTTTTAACTTCTGCGTCTATCTTAGCTTGGGCATCTGCGGCGGCTTTAACTTCTGCGTCTATCTTAGCTTGGGCATCTGCGGCGGCTTTAACTTCTGCGTCTATCTTAGCTTGGGCATCTGCGGCGGCTTTAACTTCTGCGTCTATCTTAGCTTGGGCGTCCGCTGCGGCCTTAGTATCTGCATCGGCTTTAGTTTGGGCATCCGTAGCAGCTTTAACATCTGCATCGGCTTTGGCTTGGGCATCTGCGGCGGCTTTAACTTCTGCGTCTATCTTAGCTTGAGCGTCCGCTGCGGCCTTAGCATCTGCATCGGCTTTAGTTTTAGCATCTGCGGCAGCCTTAGCATCTGCATCGGCTTTAGCTTGGGCATTTGCGGCAGCCTTAGCATCTGCATCGGCTTTAGCTTGGGCATCTGCGGCGGCTTTAGCATCGGCCTTTGTTTTTGCAGCAGCAGCATCTGCATCGGCTTTAGTTTTAGCATCCACAGCAGCTTGGGCATCTGCATCGGCTTTAGTTTTAGCATCCGTAGCAGCTTGGGCATCTGCATCGGCTTTAGTTTTAGCATCCACAGCAGCTTGGGCATCTGCATCGGCTTTAGTTTTAGCATCCGCAGCAGCTTGGGCATCTGCATCGGCTTTAGTTTTAGCATCCGCAGCAGCTTGGGCATCTGCATCGGCTTTAGTTTTAGCATCCGCAGCAGCTTTAATATCTGCGTCTATCTTAGCTTGAGCGTCTGCGGCAGCCTTAACATCTGCGTCTATCTTAGCTTGGGCATCTGCGGCAGCCTTAGCATCTGCATCGGCTTTAGTTTTAGCATCTGCAACGGCTTGGGCATCTGCATCAGCTTTAGTTTTAGCATCTGTAACGGCTTGGGCATCTGCATCAGCTTTAGTTTTAGCATCTGTAACGGCTTGGGCATCTGCATCAGCTTTAGTTTTAGCATCTGTAACGGCTTGGGCATCTGCATCAGCTTTAGTTTTAGCATCTGCTGCGGTTGTATCTGAAATTACGCTTTCAAGAGTACCATCTTTAGTATCAGTTAGTCCCGCAGTTTCTAAAGTAGTAACAACATCGTCTTTAGCCTCACCTTCGGTCTTAGTCTCAGACAGCCCCGCAGTTTCTAAGGTAGTAACAACATCTGATTTGGCATCCACCGCAGCCGCAGTTGCTTTTGCGTCTGTAGTAATAGCGGTTTCTTTAGCCTGCAACCCAGTCAAATCACCGATTGTTAAGGGTTTACCATCACTTGCAGTTCCAATAACTACGTCTGGTTGGACTTTAAAGTCCGTACCTTTACCTGTTACGCTAGAACCAAGCACGTCACCAACTGTGACCGCGTTGCCGTCTGTGTCAAAACCAACAGGCGCATTTAAATTATCAACGCTAAACTTAGTATCTTCGCTGCCATTTTTGGTAAGGTTATGAACAACCGCCTCGGCCACAACAGTATTAGCAACCGACTGAGCTTGGGCAGGGTTCATGCCTGCGTCTTGCATCGTAGCTGCAATCTGCGTACCGGCGTCTGACAAGTTTTTGGTATTGGCAAGAGTGCTTGCAACTTGAGTCTGTAAGTCGCCCGCTTTATCGCCAGCAACAGAGTTAAGTATTTCAGAAGAAGCCGCTTGTTCTACTTTGCTAAGCGCCATCTCACCTAATTGGATAGAGGCTACAGTGTGTCCAGCAACCGCCATACCCGCAGTTGCGCCAGTCAAAATGTTGTTTACGTTAACCTTGCCGGTAGCAAAGTAGTCTTCAAAACCTTGAGCCCCGCCTTCTTCTACATATTCTAGCGGCATCTCTTTAGCCGCTGATTTACCTACTGTACCAAGAGTTGTCTTTTGAACTACGTCACCCGCAGCCCGCTTAATAAACGGAGCATCAACAATAGGGCCAAGCACCGCAGCTACGGTAGCGGTAGCAACAAATGCTTTTTGGCCAGCGGCATGCGCGGCTTCTTCACTCATACCGGCTTTTTCGGCTTTAGCTACCGTGCCGTTATACCCTGCGCCACCAGCTTCGATTCCGTTAACAATAGAGTTAGCAGCAAAGCCAATTAGTTTGCCGCCCCACTTAGCCGCACTTGCACCAGTTAAAATTGGAATAACTTCTTGGATACCTTCTTTAACTACGGTGTAGCCAAAACCAATTGGGTTGTTAATAATTGCAGAAGGCAGTGCTTTTAATTTAGCGCCAGCATCTGGCCAGAAATTTCCAGTATTACCAGCTTTAGCAATCTCAGTTATAAACCCTTGTTCTTGATCTTGCGCTTTGGTACTAACGTTATTTGCTCCATAGGAAGTCAAACCATTTGCCATGCCCGCAAGTAAGCTGTTTTTGCCAATAGCCCCGCTAGCCTTAAGCGTCCCTTCAAGAGCAGATGCTTGTTCACCCAAAGCCCCGGATACCGTGCCGGTAACATTTTTAAATACCGATGTAATAGCACTGTCGGATTCTTCAGCCGACAACTTGGCAGTTCTGTTCTGCGCAGCGAGTCTTGCGGTTTCCGCCGTCGATTGGTTAGGGGCGTTACCTAGTACTAAAGAATTATTTAATGCTGTTAAACGCCTAATTTCCGCAGAAGATTGATTATCCAAACCAGATAGTTTGTCTGCCGCAGCTCTTCTTGCCGCAGTATCACCCTGTGCTGCAACTGTACTGGATGCGTCAGTTACTGTAGATAAGTTAGATGCGTTTAAGGCATCAAGTGCTTTATCTCCTGCGGTAATGTTTAGATCTGGACGCTCTTCTTTTGTAGCGGTGCTAAAGCTTTCTACTTTACCTGTCTTGGGGTTTAACCAATCAAATGTTTTATTTGCGCCAAGTTCTTTACGTGCCAGTGCATACGCATCATTAAAGCTACTGCTAGTTTTAATCGTATCCCGCAGTTGGTCGTTTGCGGCGTTTCTATCTTGTGCGCCTTTTAGGTCACCAAACTCAGTATCAATAAGCGTACTAGCGTCTGTAAGAGTTTTTGCAAGCGCATCCGCACCGCCGAGGTTTAATGTGTCCGGGGTTGTAACTGCATCGCTACCAATAGACGAAACAACATCTTTATTGGCAAGGAGTGAGGTAATAGTGTCGGCATCTGTTGCAGCATTGCCGTCTACTAACCCAGCTTTAGTTAGCGTATCTTCTGTGTTTGTATCTAGGCTTCCAGTTGTGCCTTTAGCGTCGGCAATAGCTGAATTGGCCGCAGAGATAGCGGTATTGATAACAATCTGATCCAGTGGTTTACCTGAAATCACGCCTGTTACGGCATTGGTAACCATCTTCTTTTGGTTAGCGGTTAGGTCGCCAAACCCTTCAATATTACCTAAGAGCGAATTAACAGCACCGTTAACACCACCGGTAACAAAACCTCTAGTCATGGCTTCGCCAACATCTTGGCCACTAAGCAGCGCAGTGCCAGCAGAAACCGCAGCGTTTTGGAAAGAGTTAGTTAGCGTGTTTGTAAGTTCTGTTGACAGCCCAAGGTCTTTAATAAACGAAGCGCCATCTGACATGAAATCCATACCAGGGATTTGAGCGCCAGCAAAACTAATTGCAGCGCTTTTAATTGAATCACCAAGGTCTTTACCGCTTAAAACGTTTACAGCTAAATTAGCCGCAATCTGTTGAGGTATAGACAAACCACCCGTAGCAATAGCCAAACCAATTTGACCGATTGGGCCAAGGTCTGCCATAAGATTTGCTAAATCATTAGACGATGCACCAGTGGTGTAAAAGATTGGCGTTCCATCAGGGGCAAATTGAACTCGATAACCTGTGTTACCTTTACCTGCAAACGTGCCGCCAAACGCATTTCCTGTTTGACGTTCACTGTATGTATTAGGGACAGCTTGGCCTGTTTCTTTGTTACCAAATGTTTTTTGCCCTGTATCAACTACAGGTTTGCCGTCTACTATTTTTACTTTTGATGTGTCAACGGCATCGTAGCTTTCACCATTAGATACCCCGTAAAGCGTTTCAATTTTTGCGTCTTTAGGTATTGGCACGTATTGACCGATTCCGTTGCCATCACTGTCAAATTGACCAGTGCTTTGATATACCGCATTTCTAATTTCGCCATCGCCAAGGTCAATTTTGACAACTTGGTTTCCGTTATACGTTTTACCAATTTCTTCAACGGGCGCTAAAAGAGGAACCTCACCAAACTGTTTAATGTCTGTAATGCCAATACCGGTCAAAATCTTAGCCATGTCAGCAGCATTAGCTTGAGCTGATCCATGCCCTTGACCCTGCCATTTGTCGGTTAGTCCTTGCCCAAGAATCTGTTGGGTCAATGTGGTAGTGGCAGCAGACCCGGTATCCGCAAGCACGTTACCTGACGCATTAACGATTGTGCCAGTAGTAGTTAGATATGTACCGTTCTTTAAATCAACCGCATTTTGCACTTCTGGTGGAGCAATTGTAAAAAGCGGGCCACCCAAACCTTGGTTCGCTGGCTTAAGTCCAAGAAAATCTATATCTTTTAATCCTTCTTCTATTTCTTTTATTTGTTCAGGAGTTAAAACTATTTCAGGCTCAACTGCTGCAACTTGGGTTGTGTCCGCAGTTGTTTGTGTTGTACCTACAAGATTAGGAGCCAACGCTGTTTGTTCTTCTTTAGTTTTAGTGGCGAGTTCTGCTTTAGCTGCTTGCAAAAAGTCAGCTTTTTCCGACTCATCTACAGTAGGCCCAAATGCGTTTTCCCAGAATGCCTTACCACCTGCATCTGATGGACGGCCAAGAATGGTTGTGTACAAATCTTCTACCGTCATAGTAGATTCAGGAATAGACGCAATGTAGTCGTCTACTATGTCAGTAGTTTTTGCGGCGGGAATTTCAACAGCGGCGGGAGTTTGAACGGCGGGAGTTTCAACAGCGGCGGGAGGTTGAGCGGCGGGAGGTTGAGCGGCGGGAGGTTGAGCGGCGGGAGGTTGAGCGGCGGGAGGTTGAGCGGCGGGGGCTTGAACGGTGGCTGGTCGATACGGGGCAAAGATGCCAACAATATCACTATCAGATAACCCCATACCTTTAAATTGCATAACTAAGTCGTTGGTAGCATCCCGCCCACCAAAAACGTCATACACGTCTTCATAAGCATTAGAAAAATTTGTTGGTAATGCCATATAAACTTATTAAGATGTTTTTATTCGCAGCATCTGGCTGGTATCTTGAACACCGTCTTGTGTGTCTCGATAGACATCACCCAATCTTAAGTTGGGTAAATCTGCTTCTGTTGGAAGCGTTGTTAAGTTAATGTTTAACCGCGCAATGTTGATTGGTTGAATAGCGTTTAAACGTTGAAAGAACAAATTCAACACGTTCAACATCTGACCCATATAGGCTGCTTCATATTCTGGCGGTGGAGCCGGTAAACGCGGCGGAGATTCTTGCATAAAACTCATGAGTTACCCCTTCTGCCGTCTTGTTTGATGTCGATACGGGGTGAACCCAACTGCCAAGCGCACCCAAGCTGGTTAGATTCAACTTGAATAATCATCTGACGGCCTCGCACCCTAACATAGACTTGACCGGTAAACTGTTCAATCACGGAAGTAGATGTTCGGATTACAGTGGCCGTAGAATTACCACCTAAAGAAATAGGATCGTTATACCCAGAACCTGAGTTTTGCATAGGAATTAGCGTCATTGTGACTTGTGGCGAAGCGGCATTTGATCCACGGAATGTAATGTCTGGAAGCATTCTCCAGACAAACCCAAAGTGATCGCCGTCATCAATGTCAAACTCAGCAGAACCAATAACAGCATTGATAGCCGCAGGAGTTCCTGTTTGATTGTCATCGTTACCTTGCTCATGGTTAACAAGGTTATAGGAATAAGTTGCCGCTAACGGAAAATCACGCAAACCAGAATCCAACCAAGCTGTACGGCCTAATGTGCCGTATGCCCATACATCTTCCAAGTAGTTATACGTTACATAAAGGTCAATCTCATTGCTATTGGCAGAGCAGTAGAACCACCAAGCTTCGTTAAAACCTTCGTTTGTCCCCGCAAACACCTGTGCGGCTTGAGCAGTATTAATGTCTTGGAAAATATATTGCTTAAGGTCACAACGCAAAGTCTGCACACGGCCATCGTATTTGTAGAATTTGTCTACGCCCATCCAATACACTACGCCAGAGGCCAAACATACTGCGTTAGGGCCAATAATTGAAACGTTATCGCCAAGTAGTTGAGAAGACCAAACCACGGGTGGCCCAACGTATTGAAGTGAATATATGGCTGAATCTGTAAACACCACAATCTCTTGACGAGCTTGGATGGCGGTGACAATCTCAGAACCGTGCGACAACTGTAAGCTACCCGCTTGGTTTGTGATGGCAGGGGTCCAAACAAGAATGCTCTCTTGGTCAGACCAGCGAATTAACATGGGGTTTAGCGTAGATGAACTGTAGTCATCGCAACCAAACGCAAACACAAAACGGCTTGCGTCAGACACAAATACAGACAAAACCACAGAAGGTGTATCTGCGTCTGCTCCCATAATGCTAGATACCAACACACCCCGTGACGTTACACCAGTTCCTGCATCCCAATAATACAAAGCACCCCCACGGGGGTTGAAGATTAAGTCTTCTCCAAAGTTACTTTGACTCCATAGGCGAATGGTACTTATAGATGTTCCGCCAGTACCCCAAACACCAGAACCCCAAAAGCCAGCACCCCAACCAACCAAAGGAACTGCAATAGCTGGGCCGGTATTAATTTGATACGCCGCCGCCACCGAAGCTCCACCACCGGGAGATCCTGAAACATCTGTGGCATTTGCCGTAGCTGTAACTGTAATCGTGTACGAGTTAACGCTAACAAAAGTAATTTGATATTCAGCATTTAATACATCAGCCGTGATATTGCCGCCAAGCCCAACAGCACCGCTGAAAGTAACAAAATCGCCCGTTATGCCACCGTGACCTGTATCTGTAACAGTGATAACTGCCGACCCATTTGTAGCTACAAAAGGATTAGTGTTAATTGTGCTGGTTGCGCGAATAGGGGTGATGTCGTTATAAATACCACCTTGTTCAATGTAAAACTTTAAATTAGTTCCAACACCTACAAGGTTTAACCCACCGAGGGTAATCCAGTTCCACAAAGAACGACAAACGCCTTGGAATATAGCACCAGAAATACGTACCCAACCGCCAATTTTCTCAGGCGTACCTTGCCGAAACCGCATCTTATCGGATACATACCAACCGTTCTCATTGGTATATCTGGTGTTTTCTTTGTTTACACCCGGCTTCAGTAATAGTTTTTTTAAAGGCATCGGCAGTCCTAAGATAGAAACAGTGCTTTTTCAGCGTCCCTGCGCTTTTTTAGCCCTGCGAGTATTTTGCCACCAGCCATGCAATACAGCAAGAGCGCATCGGCTGCGCCTTCCCAATCACCACGGTTTATTTTCATCCGAATAGAAGAGCGCTGAAAAGCCCCCACTCCGGCGTTGAAGGCAAAGCTGACGCACGCATCGAAAGCCCCTTGACGACCAGATAAAGCGGGAGCAAGTCGTAGAACACCAAGTTCAGTAGGTCTGACATCATCTTGGAATAGTTTCTCGATCTTTTCTTTAGTCCAGACACGGTTGTCCTCCGGTTTCAGTGGCATCTCTTTGCGGATCATGGGGGTGTCTTTACCCTCCACCCTGACTACAGGCAAACGAATTTGGTCTTGGTACAGCACATGACCATAACCAATTGTCCAAATATGGGCTGGGCAGAGGTACGGCTTAGTCCTGTACCCCTCCCACTGGTGCATCAACTTAGCGCCAGCTTCGCCTAGTTTCATTTCTTGCTCCAGCTACGTGAGCCAAACCAGAAACCTATGATGCCTCCAAGCATTGCCATCTCGTCAGTGGAGAAGATGATGTCAGACAGGCGGATCAGGTCTTCTATGCTCATGATTAAGCTGGGGCGGCTGTAAACGTAGTAGGCAATCCATGCGTTTATTGCACATAGCTCCAGCACAAAGATGTAAGTGACCATTGGACGAACGGTTCCAACAAAGTTCACCACCCAAGTGCTGGCATTTTCCATAACCTTCTTGTCGTGGTCATAGGCGGCAACAGTCATCTGCGCGTCTGTTTCCATAGCAATCTGGTCGGTGCGTATCTCTTCCATGCGCTCTTGAGCGGCAAAGCCCTGCGCCATCATCTGTAGCTGTAGTTCTACTTGCACACGGGCAAGAGCCAACTCATGCTTCTGGTCTGCCTTGTTTTGGAAGAAGTCTAGGAGTTTGGGCAAGCCTGATATGAGCAAACCGCCAAGTGTTGAGAATAGTGAAAGCATTATTTTTTCCCCAGTTTTTCGTAGATAACGGCAATGTCTTGTCGGTTGTGCATGATGTCATCACGGTTCTTTTGGATTTCTTTTTCCAAATCCTGACGTAGCTTCTCACGGGCTAGTTCTGCTCCCGTATTGGTAGCTTGTTTGTTGTCTGAAGTAACAACCAAACTAATCTTGTTGTTTAACACAGTCACTTCATGCGACAAGTGCGATAGTGAGTTCATTAGATACACCACACAAGTGAACAGAATTGGCAGGATAGCAAACGCCACCTTTTCAATCAAAGCATGTTTTTCGTTTGGTTCGCTCATAGTCCAATCATTCCAAGAAGTTTATTGACAATTTTTGAGGCCAACTCATCTGGCAGGAAGCGGAGCAGTCCAAGCACCCACCAAGCAATGCACAACCGCACAAAGACTTTAAGGAAGAGGTCAAATTGCTTCTGGTACTCATTCACCGCCCACACCTTGATCTAGCACACAGATCAGAAACTTCATTAATACCCCAACCAACAGCACCAATAAACATCACAATAATAACAATAGCAGCCGCCCACTGCATTTGTTCAGCCTCGGCCTCTTTGCGCTTCTTCTCTTCATCCTTGGCTTTACGGGCTTCTATTGCATCATCCCTGTCCATCTCAGCGGCTCTAGCCTTGATCTTGTTCCAAACGTCTATGTTGCCAGTCTGTATATAAAGCAGTTGAAGCTCCGACTCCAGTTTAGCCGTTTGCATCAAGGCATTTTCGATCTGCATTGCCAAAGCAAAGTTAGACTTATTGCCAGACCGCTTGGCTTCAACCATCGCTTTGGTGGCTTGGCTCTTAGCATCAAAGAGCTTGCCCAACATGGGCGCTAGTCCACCAAGATCGTTAGCCACCTTCGCAGCTTTACGGACTAATCCTATGGCGCTTTGTAAACCTTCAAGAGCCGTGACCGGATCTAACATCATTTCCGTACAACCTTTTCCCACTGTAGGCAAACAACTTTGCGGTTATAAACATCACCCGTCCACGCCCACCGCACACAGCGGTACTCAGTCTTCCTATCTTGACTAGATGCTCCCGGTAGAAACACCAAAAAGAGCATCAATAGCCAGCGCATTTACCACGCCCAACTCCATGCAATCATGTACGTGCCAAAGATAACGAAGGCCACTATACAGGCCGCCGCAATAAGTGCTTCAGCCCAGTCCCACATGATTAGGGAGCATCAGGCCATGTGATAGTCCACGGGAAACCTGATTGAGAAAGAATATCTCTTAATGCTAGATCGTTCATGTGAAACCCCTATTGTTTTTTAAAGCTAATAGCGCAAGTAAACCATCTTGTATACTTTTTTCTTCTTGCGTCATTTGGCGAACATGATGAATATCTTTGCATATTCCATCTACTAAAGCATAGCTTAAACCTTCGTACACTTCGTAGTCACCAAGAACAGGCGGTTGAATCCGTTGAAAACGAACAAATTCAGATGGCAAATTGTTTGTATCAATGTGAGGAAATGCTTGACAAAAATTACTACTTAAAATTGGATGTTCAAAAGGTTGATTGTCAACAATACGAATAAATAAATCCATTACAAATCCCCTGTATTTGTTGACGGAAACGCTCTAGTTATTCCACTAGTGCCAGCCCAAATAATGCGAACCGCACCGTTTCTGCCATTATTAAGACCACCGCCGCCATATAGACCACCTTGACCAACGCCAGATTGAGGGCTATCTCCATTTGTACCGCCACTGCCACCAGTACCAACTCCCACGGCTCCATAGGCTCCGCTTGTTCCTTCTCCAAGTATGCCAACACCGCCGCCAGAAGCACCATTACCACCAGCGCCAGCGCCCCCAGTTCCACCAGTAGATTTTCCAATACCACCAGCGCCAGAATAACCACCAGCACCTCCAGCTCCAGCATTGGCATATGAGGTTGCACCACCACCACCGCCTGCCCCACCAGAGCCGCCTGTACCATTTAATACAGTACCACCAGCTCCAACCGCAGAAGTAGTGCCTCCTCGCCCACCTTGTGCGCCACAAGTAGTTCCGTTAAAGGTACTGTCACCACCATTTGTACCAGCGGAAATTCCAGTTGATACACCCCTTGCGCCAACCACTACGGTATAACTTGATCCGGGGGTTACAGTGATACTATTTGCATACGCTAATGCTCCACCACCACCACCGTAATAAAAATCTGTGGGATCAACATATAAATTACCCATACCGCCACCACCGCCAACACAAACAACAGAAACTGAAGTTACACCCGCAGGTGCAACCCATGTATAAGTACCCGCAGTTGTAAATGCTTCTTGACCCGCTGCTGCGGGAACAATAAATGATCTAAGGTTTGTAAAAACAGCTTGTAGTGCACCACTCATGTTAAACCACTCCCTGAAATAAGCCAAGATGTTGAGGTAATCTTAATGCAGGTTGCTGATCCGTTTGTAGCCAAGGTTCGTGAACCTGTTGTACCTGCGGAAGATAAAACCAATGTGTCTGTTGTGATGGCAATCGTGACGTTTGCCACAGCCATGTTGATGAATGTGATGGCAGTTCCAATTGGGAACGCAACGCTTGAGTTTGCGGGAATAGTAAATGTTCTAGCGTTATTGTCACCAACTGGGTGAAAAATGTGTTTACCAGCATCGGCTAAAACCAATGTGTAAGCTGCCGATTGACTGTTTTGTGGGATGTTTAAAAATCCAACGCTGTTTGTGCCATCAACCGTGCAAGAACTTAATACACCACTTGCGGGAGTACCCAGTGCTGGGGTTGTCAGCGTTGGGCTTGTCAGCGTTTTGTTGGTCAGCGTATCAGTTGTTGCCCTACCCACTAATGTGTCGGTGCTTGTTGGTAGCGTCAATGTACCCGTGTTGCTGATACTTGAGATTATTGGCGTTGTCAGAGTCTTGTTGGTGAAAGTCTCTGTACCCGCCAAAGTTGCCAATGTACCCGTTGTGGGAAAAGTGACGTTGGTTGCGCCTGTTAGTGTTCTTGTGTATGCAAAGTTTCCTGAACCCGTTACTGTCATTGCCGCATTATTTGCTACACCTGTACCGCCATTTGCTGGAGCCAACGTGCCAGCCAAAGTAACTGCGCCAGTTGTGGCTGTAGAAGGGGTAAGCCCTGTTGTGCCAGCAGTAAATGAAGTTACTCCGCTATCTACAGTAGAAGCCAGCTTCACATAGTCAGTGCCGTTAAAGTACACATAAGCTGACTCACCCACAGCGATAGAAACACCGGCTTGCCCCGCTGCTTTAAACGTCACAATACCGCCAGTGGCGGCGTTCACCACTGTGTACGTTTTACTGTAACTTGGAGCCGTTACTACTTTGGCCACTGTTAGCGTGCCCGTAACTCTGACGATGGCAAACTGCGCTGTTACCGTACCCGCACCTGTCAAGGTAGATACGATGTTAGAAGCTGAAGCGTCCCCTGTAGTGTTTGCAAGAGTTACCGCGCCATCATTTGTTAGCGTCAGTGTGGCTGCAATAGCAATGTTGGTGTATTCGGTAATACCGTTGTTAACCGTATTGCCCCATGTACCAGAAAGTTCACCCTGTACCGGTAAGGCAAGTCCTAGTTGTCCCGTTGCGCCTGTAGTCATTTAATGCTCCTAAGTTGTTGCAACAGCAGTCCACCCCGCCGTTTGCGTGTTACCAATATTTTGCCAGTTTGCGTTCTGCGTGTCATCTATTATTTCCCAGAAAGGTCGTGCTGTGATTGAATCTATGCCCGTTGCCAATTCTGCAATAGAGGCAACAAACGCCGCCGCTGCCGCCAATGTATCCGCGCTTACTGCTGTCTCCGTTACCGAGGAACCAAAACTTGCCGTTGCTGTGACTGCATCTGACCCCGTAGCGGTTTCTGTAATTGCCGCATTAACTACAACTACCGCCGTTACTGCGTCTGTGCCTGTCGCTGTTTCCTGCACATCACCAAAATATACAAGACTTCCAGCTATGTTATCTGTTCCGGTTGCTGTCTCCGCAACTGTAGCCGCGTACACAGGAACACTCGATACCGCATCCGCCGCCGTTGCCGTCTCCGCTATGGTTGAGAAGTACGTTGGTGACGCCGTTATTGCATCGCTACCCGTACTTGTCTCAGTAACCTGTGCCGCAAACGCTATACCCGCTGTTACAACATCTGTTCCCGTTGCCGTTTCTGTTACCGCTACACTAATCCCCAGCGTAGACGTTACAACGTCTGAAGCAAGAGCTAGCTCACCAACCCCACCCCAAGAGTTGTACCCCCAAGCGCTCTCGCCCCAACCCGTGCCCGCTATTACCGCATCGTATACTTCGCCACCTACTGTTGCATCTGTACCCGTAGCAGTCTCAGTAATTACCGCGACTACAGCTATGACCGAAGAAACCGCATCTGTTACTGTGCTTGCCTCTGTTACCGTTGTAGCATACAACGGCCCCCCTTCAGCAGCATCTGTTCCCGTTGCCGTTTCCGTTACTGCCGGAAAATACGTTGGCAACGCTGTTATTGCATCTGTGCCCGTACCCGTTTCAACAACTGAGGCATCAACACTGAGTGCCGATGTAACCGCGTCCGTGCCTGTAGAGGTTTCGTCTACGGAGCTAGTGAAGGCGGTAAAACCACCCCACCCTTGTTCGCCCCATAAGCCGTCACCCCACCCAGCCATATTAAGCCGCCAAGCTGAATGTGTAAGTCACAGATAAAGTATCGCTGTTCACCACAGAACGGTCACCGGGTGAGCCAAAGTCAGCGGCAGAGAACAATGTTCCTGTTGTGCCACCTTTAGTATCGTTGCTCGTCAAAAACGCACCGCCAACTGTTGCCGTGCCGTTAATGTTAAACACGGCTGGTGAAGCTGTATTAGTTACCACGGATGGATTAGCGGTTGTAGCTGTTACAAAAGTAGCAGTCACACGGGTTCCGTTGCTGTATGCCGTAACTTCTGTCCAACCAGCATGGGAAGCCATTGTGTCGCCCGCCGCAGGTGTATTAGAAGCGCCAGCGCCGTACAAGCCAAGATACCAAGTGGTGATCTGGGTTACTGAGGTCAAAGCACTGCCCGCCATGTATGCCAGACCCGCGTTAACCACCAAGTTCTTAGACTCAGCAGTCCACTTCAAGTTACCATCTTTGTCATGGCATTTGATTTCAAATAAACCGGTCGCCTTTGCGTCCTCACCGGCTTTGGTGTTACAAGTCAGACCACTAGAAACAACGTCAGTGGCTTTGGTTTTTTCAATAGTCATGATGACTCCTTAGTTAGAAGAACGAATCAATGCTGCTGTTGCTGTGTTTGCAGGCATTGTAATAGTGAAATTAGTAGAAGTCTTGTCAGACCCAAAGTCCAACACAGCAATGGATTTATTACCTTGGGTAACGTTGTAGATCAAAGCACAACGAGCCGTTACTGAAGCGTTAAACACCACATCGGCAAAATCTACATACGCCGTGTAACCAGACGAGCTAATGGTTACGCCCGTTAGCGTTACGCCACCAGCCACATAACCCGTACCAGTCACTTCACCACTTGTCGTGTAAGCAGTAGTGGCTTCGTTTAAATTGGCATTAGCCGTATACAGGGCTATCTTTAACGTATTTGAAGACAGGTTGTGAACGCCTGTGTATAGCTCCGTTTTGAAACTAGTGGTCTGGGTTTGGAGAATACTGCTCATGAAACAGCCACCCTAATTTGACCATCACGATAAGCATCAGCACGTTGTTTGCCATCCGACAAGTTTTTATACAGAGCAATAGCTTGTACGTAACGTTGTTGAGCAAGAGCCACCATGTCAGCCTCACCCTTCATGTAGGTATAGGCTTCGCATATAGTTCCATACAACAAAACAGAATCAAAGTTATCGCCTAGCCAAGTGGTTTCGGCAGTGACAATAGACTCAGGGTAGTAGTTGTAATGAAGCTCTGCGTTGTATGCAGCACTTGGTGTAGGGCCAACAATAAACGTCAACTCATTTACATTGTCTGACCGGGGGCCAAAGATGGCGTAGTGTTTAGGCTCAGATGCAAATGCAGACAAAGGGTAAGCTTCACGGATAAAGTTAACGTCTTTGTTTAAAAGATATAAGTAATCACCTTGGAAGGCAATAGAGCCTGATACCGTACCGTTGTTTGCGACTGTTAAGGTGACCGTAGTCCCCACAATACTTCTAACCTGTGCGTTAGTGCCAATTCCTGTGCCGGTTGCCTGCTGACCTACTGCAATACCTGTCGTACTAGCAACCACAATTGTTTTCTGCCCAGATGTTCCTGTGGCAGTTGTCGTGTTATACGGGTATACGGCAAGGCTGTAAACAGATAAGAAATCTGTTGGGCACTGAAGATACTTATTACCAGTGGTTAATATGCCCGTCACGTTCTTTCGCAAATTAGCTGGCTGCGCGGTGTTATAGATGCGCTGCTCCGCCTGACGAATGAACACATTCATATTGTCAGTTGGGAAAGAGTTCTCGCAGTAATCGCTTACCTGCGTGACAAGCTCGGTGTAATTCATGCCATTGGGCCTCTTGACATTACACCTTTAGTCGCTGCACCTGCGCCACGCATTTTGATACCCGAAGTTTTAGCGGCTGGCTGTGGACGGCGAGAGATGTTGCCTACAGACATATTGACTGTATTTGCATCACTGTGGTCAGGGCCAGAGCCGGGGTTAGTAGAAGCACTGACAGCTTTGCCAGACATTGTGTGTGGTTTAGCATAGACTTTGGCATCGCCAACTTCTTTACCCATCAATTTTTTGCTGTATGTAGCCATGATTAGCCTCGTTTCTGATTAGCAATTTTTGCCAAGTTACGACCCATAGTCTTCATATCGGCATTGGTTTTACCCTTACCTTTGCCTTTACCGCCGTGCATCATGCCAGCAGTAGGGCCGCTATCACCTAAATTTTTACCTTCGGTTTTACCTTTTTTAGCAATACCGTCGGCTGATTTTCTAAATGCCATTTTAATCTCCTTAACTAACCGTTACTGTACCAACAAATGTCGTTGCCACCAAGTAGTTTGGTGTCAATTCATTATCAAAAAATCTAGACCCACCAACTGGAGCCCAGCCCCACTGAATGTCTCGTGAACCGCCTGACAAGTTACCAGCCGAGTTAACACCAGAAGTTACATACGTTGTATCCCTACGCGGGTTACGCAAAGCTTGTGGGTCATCTACTGGAAACGTACCTAACATTAACTGTGGCTGATCTGGATCCCAGCACTCAGGGCAAACCAACAATTCATACTTACGCTGTTTAATGATTTCAGTCTTAAGTTGTTTTAACCTAAATTGCTGACCACAGCGATCACATTCAGCAATCGCTATCTTGCCGGATGCGTACCGATTACCCATTAGTAACCCCCGCCACTTCCAATAAACATTGGCCTAGGAACAAGGCGAAGCGGAGCTTTCTCTCGGTCTTCACCAGCGGCAATCTCAAAGGTCTCATCGTAAATCTGTTTAAGCATCTGGATGCGGGGCATCAATTCAGGTACTTTGATTGCAATGTGATACGCCAAACCAGCTACAAGGCACGGTAAAAAGCGAAAGTTCATGTCAGCGGTTTCAACACCAGCGCCAGCATCTTGCACTCGGCGAAGTCTCCAGTACACAAACTGATACGGCGTGCTGTTATCAGGCGTAGGCCAAACTGTTACAGCAGGAAGCTGGGGTACAAAAATAGCTGAGCCATCAGTATGGGATGCGGCAGTTGTGTTGTTTTGACCACGGTACACACCACCTAGGGTATTCCCTGATACGTATGTGTAGTAAATATCTTCTGAATCAATGCGGATAAAACCAGAACCCGCCAAACCCACTATGGTGTTAAGCGTTATTGTGGTGTCCGTTGACGTAACCGCGCCCACCAAGACTGAATTGGTTGGATTAGTTTCGCCAGAAAGTCTTTGAATCCAGACTTGAATTGGGCGAGCTTGGCTAAGCTTGTTTGGAATAGTTGCATAAGTTGAGACGCTAATGCGTGAAACGGTTAAATCGGCTTGCGTAGAAGCAGTGTTAGATCCCGTACGGATTACATGTTCTAGAAGGTCAATAGTATCTTTTGGCAGCGCATACGTAGCTAAACCGGGGGTCAAGTTAATGATCCCCTGTTCCATTGTCCACATGTTGATGCCTTTGGACTGCCACTCAATGGTCATTAAGTTCATAGAACGACGCGCTGTGCGCAAGTCATAACCAGTACGCATCTCACGGCCAGCCCTCTCCCACGCTTCTTCAGCGATCTCGGTAAACTCCATGTTGAAGAGGGTTGAGCCGGTAGTAGTCATTATCTGCCCTTTAACATTTCAAGAAGACTCATCAATCTGCGTTGTTCTTCTAACGAACCGCCTCCGCCCCCACCAGCAAGTGCTTTTGCAATCAATGCGGCTAAGCCCTCACTTTGTTGACCACCTGAACGTGAAGTTAAGTCTTGCAATAGCTTTCCAATATCACCACCTCTTTCTAAGGATTTTGCTACTCCTATGGGCGTTGGCATTGGAGTAAACCCCGGATCTTGTGTAAAGTCCATAGGGGGTGATGGGTTGTAGTAATCTACAGGCATTGGCGCTGTGTCAGGAAACATTGGCATTGGAGCTGTGTCTGGGTAAGGCGCTGTGTCAGGAAACATTGGCATTGGCGCAGTAGTTGGCTCTTCTGGATAGGGCGCAGTAGTTGTGCCGGGGTCATAGCCAATTTGTGGGCCATTTGGCAATTTATCGTATCCTTGGCCATTCCAAACATAACGATACTCGGGCTGGCCAATACCCATCGTGGCGTAATGCATAGCCAATTGCTCTGGCGTGTAGTTAGCAATAGGCTGACCGTCGTAGCCAATTTCAGTTCTTGAACCATCATCGTTTATGCGGTAAGAAGTGCGTGGCCCTATTTCTTGAGTTTGTGTTGAACCTGTAGTCCTTGGGCCAGCGTAGTCCTGTGGATAAATCTCTGGGGAACGGGGGTCTGGACGTGGCTCTTCTGGACGGCGTGGCTCCTCATAACGCGGCTCTTCTGGACGGCGTGGCTCCTCATAACGTGGCTCTTCATAACGCGGCTCTTCTGGACGCTCTGGGGGGCGCACTCTTTCTGGAAATCTAGGCTCAACAATATCTTGCTGATTTTGTGTTTGAGCTTGTTTAGCAATGTCCATCAAAGCCTGCGTAAAGTCATTACCTTGCAGCCTGCCGCCTTGAATCCCTTGAACCGCTTGCGCCAAACCAGCACCTAGATTGCCACCTTGCATGGGGGCCCCTTGCATTACAGAACGGGACATATCCCGCCCATCATCAAAGCCCTGACCGTTAACATCACCGCCTTCTGCGTACTTACGCATGGCAGAACGCAAGCTCATAGGAGCTTTACGAAGTTGTGTGGAATTAGAAGCCCCGGCTGCCTTTGGAGCGCCTTTGGAAGCCATTAGTTGTTCGTATAGAGATGCCATTATCTGAACCCCGCTGTTTTCTTTGCAATAGTTTTAGGTTGCGCTACAAATTGTTTACCAGATGCTTTACCAGCACGTTTGGCTTTGGTTGTAGCTGCGTATTCTGCTGGGCTTAAAGATTTAATAGCCGCTTCGGGCAAATACCGCTCTCCCGTCTTACTTGACGGTTTACCAGACTTAGTGCGCCATTTCTGGTCACCCCAATCTTTGAGCGATTTTTGAGGGGCTTTCAATCTTTGTACCCCCCGCCAGCTTCTTTGTACTTCTTAGCAACAAGTTGTGCTTTACGGGCTGACCATTGGCCTGCGCCTGTACCGTGGGTTGCTGCGGACTTTACCTGAGACACAATTCTCTTACGAAGGCCGGGTTTGGTGTAATTGCCAGCAGCATTAACTTTGCCGCCCTCTTTATACTGAGTAAAGTCAGTATCGTCCCGACGTGCTTTTTTCTTTGCACCGGGCATTTTGCTTGGGGATATGGCTCCCATACCACGGCTTGGCATCATTTTGTTTTACCTTTAGCTTTTTTGGCTAAAAACAATTTATCAACCATCTTTATCCGCTGGGGTTTGGTTGTAACTTTGTTAATGATAGCCAGTCGTTTGGGTTCACTTGCACCGTAAAACCCAGCCTTTTTTAAAGACTTAACTACACTGCCTGCGGGTTTTGCGGTTGCCATATCAGCACATCTTTCCGCGTGTCTTACCACGCTGAGCAATACCGTCTGCACGGGTAACGCCACCACTGGCCATCTTCTTAGTTTTACTCACAGATGCGCCATCCTTGTCTTGTGGAACTGGCATACCTTCGCGGAACACTGTGTCTTTTGGAGGCGCAGTTTTCTTAGGCGCAGGCTTAGGCGCGGTCTTTTTTACAGCGGGTACGCCTTCTGGGTCAGTAGGAGGTTTACCCATTTCAGCGGTATAGATACCACCTTCAGCGTATTTTTTCATGGCTTAGCACTTCCCGCCATTTTTCATGGTAATCATTGTGCCTTTGGTTTTGCCTTTAGTAGCAATACCATCACGGCTAGAAGAAGTTTTAACCGAACCCATTTTGGATGCAGCCATACCGCCAGCCTTCAGACCTTTGTGAGCCTTGGAAGCTGGCATGCCTGCATGCTTAGCCAAAGCTGCTGGCATTTTGCCTTTAGCCATGCCGCCTTTGGCCATCTTGCCCTTGCCGTCAGCAGCAAAGTCAGGAACCATCTTGTCGCCTTTTTTGACCATGGTCATGCCACCGTCTGCGTATCCACCCATATTCATCTTTTTCATATCGCCACCTTTAGAAAATTTACGACCTTTGTCGGCCTGATTAAACTCTTTACCCACAGACTGTGGGACGCCTGCTTTCTTAGCAAACGATGGGTTGTTAGCCACCGCTGCCATGAAATTGTGTTGCTTCTTACTAACTGAGGGCACTGCGATGCTCCTTCATAAAGTCGTCTATCTTGCTTTCAAGACGATCCAATCTGGCCAGCACTCGGTTAATGTCATTATGAACATCTGATTTGGTTACAAACTTTTCTGCGTTTTCTTCACGAGTTTTGCTCAAAAGAATACTTAGGCGTTTTACTTCATCGTGGGACACCTTTACCCAAAACAGCAGCAGTGCTGATGCAAAGGAGAGTATTACGTTCCAGACCATCAGTTCCATGTTAGCAATTCCATGCTCTAAGAGCTTTGTTGATCCGTGAATTTGGATCGTTTGCTGTCTTTGCACTTGTTAGCTTCTTTTTCATCCCGCCCATCCTCGCACAGAAAGAGTCTTTGCGAGAGCCGCCTTCCGGCTGGGGAGGTTTCAAATTCATACCTTGCTTTTTGGCGGAGGCTCGGCCTTTGGCGTTCAAGCCGCCCTTCTCGGATTTGCCCTCTTTGCGTTGCCATGCTGGAGATTTAGCCATAAAACACCGTTGCTGTTACAGAACCGCCAACACCTACAAACATACCGTTTTTGCAATAGATGCCTTCACCGGGGATCAGCACTGGCAAACCAACAATGTTGAACGTGTTAAGCTCTAACAAGATACTACTATAAAACGTTATGGCTCCGCTAGTTGCAGTGCTCGCTGCAGTTGTTACCGTAAAGACGTTT